GCCGTTTGCAACAGTCGCTTCAATAGTAACTGCGTTGCTTACCAACTCTTTGGTTGCGCCCCGTGCTGTATCAGTCAATCTATGGGCGAACGTCCCACTTCTGCTTTTAATCCAAACCAACCCACCATACGTAGACAAGTCAATGTTGTTGGTGATCGTCTGTGTAGAGCCATTACCTGTATAAAGGTACGTGCTAAACACGTCCTCGATGTAGTTAGGCGACAGCCCAGCGGTAGGCCAGACACCTTGCTGTTGGTACTGCATCTGTTGGTCGAGCGTCCAGATACCCGGCGCAGTGCCTGTCTGGTATGGCCCAGTAGGAGTCGCTGGGGACTTTGTGATGATGCCACCGGGGAAGCGTTCGCTCATGCTGGTTCCAATTGTTTGATTTTTGCAGCGATCACTGCTGTAGATGTGTCTCGGTCAATGCTCAAGTAGCCTTTGCACACGATGTTGTAGTCTACCCCGTTGATATCCTTCTCGCTCTTAACGGGAACCGAGATGTCAAGGTTCTTAAACAAAAACTCTTTGCCGTTCTCAAAGACCCGCCAGACATGATCCATCGTGCCGCGACCAGCTTGGCCGCGAGACTTGTTGAACCGAATTTGGTACGTGTTCATATCACTTCAGCGGGGCAGGACTGCGGCTGGGGGATTACCGTCAGGTTGAAGTGGACAAACTTGATCGGCAGGTCAGCGGCATGGCGTGTGAACGAGTGCATCAGCCATGAGTTGGCAAAGATCATCATACCGGGCTTGGGCGTGAAGTTGATCATCTTGCTGGCGGCTGTTGCCATGCCCATGTCTTGCTCTGGAAGATCAATCTGCACCTTGGCAGCACGGGGGTCATGGAACACAACGCGAGAGCAGTTTTCTGGTGTTTCAAGGAAGTAGAAGCCCACAATCTGTGAGCCAAAACCGTGAACGTGCGCGTCCATAGCTGAGTGCTTGTGGTGCTCTTGCGTCCACATTTCTGTAAACTGCACGGCCTTGTCCTGCATGGCGTAGCCTTGCTCATTGAGGATGTTCCAAGCCGTAGCCCCAACAAACTCAGAAAACTTAGCCATGCGGGGGTCACCAAAGTAGTTACCCGTCATGTACAGGGGGTAGATTTCATTGAGCGATTGCGTCTTACGGGATTCCGCCAAGGCTTCTTCAGAGATAGACGCAACAACTTCTAAAAAGTCAGGGCGGTCAATCAAATAAATTGGACAGGGGAAGTGGTGGGCAACCTGTAGTTGCGTTTGCAGCACAACTTCAGCCACTGACTCAGCGGCTTTGCAGACCTTTGGTTTCTTGGTTACTTTGCTCATACTGCAACCCAATCCCATGCAAAGAAATCAAACTTGTAATTGCCTTCTGGACGAGCCGGAGCTTCTTTCCAGTTGGCATCTGCGCCACACCAGAAAACAATTTTGCCCTCTACAAATGCGGGCCGAGGGATAGGCGGCTGCATTGTGCAAGTTTCCTCATCCAGATTCCATGCCGACCAGTTAGATGCTTGTGGGCGGTCATTAAACGCAGTGACCACAGCCTGTTGTTTGGCAGTCTTTTCTTCCACAGTCAGGTCACGCACCGACCATACGTCAGTCCACACGCCATCTACTTTGGCATAGACAGGCTCATCGCCCTCTAACAATTGGTACACGCCGGGTGTAGGGCGCTCGATACGAGTGAATGGCTCCCAATGTTCAGGGATTGCACCAAACGCTTGCATTAGGTTGTCCTCAAACGCAGGGTGATTCTTAAACTGCCCGTTTTCAGTTTCAATATACAGCTTCATTACAAATCACCTGTACAAGTAGATGGAAATGAGCGTGAAGTTCCGGGCCAGATAATGCGGACTGCGCCATTACCACCGGCATTTCCGTTGCCTCCGCCCCCTCCACCATAAAACTTACCACAGCCGCCGCTACCCGGAGTTCCATTGGAGACTGTACTAATTGTTCCGGCCCCTGCTGTTCCACTTGAGCCTTGTCCCAAAATACCAACCCCGCCGCCATTGCCCGCAACCCCGCCGCCGCCGCCAGCACCCCCAGAGCCGTTAGTTCCGTTGCTATAAAAAGCAGTACCACATGCTGTAGAGCCATTGCCTCCTACGCCCGAATATCCACCCGCGCCGCCACCGCCGCCGCCCAAGCCGTAAGCGTTCCCGCAAAACGGGCCATATCTGCCAGTGCCGCCGCTGTAGCCAGTGCCAGCTATCACAGTACCAGCAGTAGACCCCCAACCTTGCAGGCCACTTCCACAGCCGCCATTACCCGCTTTGGGGTTGCAAACAAAAGATGAGGCGTTATAGGTAAAAGCACCGCAACCGTTGCACCCAGCAACTTTCACTGTATAGGAGCTTCCGGGTGTGGTGCTAATATTATTTGTATAAGCCAAAGCGCCACCACCACCACCATACATTGTACCGCCCCTGTTACCCGCACCTGCCGCACCTGCGCCTACGGCTACAACGGATACCGATGTAACACTTGCTGGAGCAACCCATGTATATACGCCTCGGGTTGTATATGCTTGTTGGCCAATAGCTATTGGAGTAATACTATTTGAAGCCGCACTAGATGGGCCAGTCCCGCCCGGAGTAGCTCCGGCAACAGTAAATGTGTACGCCGTACCATTGGTTAGTCCTGAAACTGTTATAGGTGATGAGCCTGTCCCAGTAAAACTACCCGGAGTTGATGTAGCGGTATAAGTAATAGAACCTGCTCCCAAGTCTGAAGGCGCGGTATAAGTAACAGTGGCAGAAGAAGCCCCAGCAGTAGCAGTACCAATAGTAGGAGCGCCGGGGCTACGAGGCCAAACACTTGCGCCCACAGACTGCATCTGCTGGGTAGCCGTCCAGATACCTTTAGCCGTGCTGGTTGACGTTGTTGGTGCAGTGGCAGAGATGACCCCGCCTTTGTAGCGCGTACTCATGGTGCTACCCGTTTAAGTTATGACTTCGTAGCTGATGGTGTAGGTCAACGCGCTTGCTGTACCCGAAGTGATGGAGATTGACGTACCTTCCATCAGGTAGATGGCAGTGGTTTTATCAACAGCAATCAGCGAGGCATTTGCCGGGACAGACACCGCCGATACCACTGGGTTTGCCGTACCGCCAGCAGGGGCGGAGCCTTGGGCTACAGCGCCGTTGGTGTATATAGCCACAGTTGCATTAGCTGCTGAAGCCGTGGTGTTAGCCACCACAATCTGATTGATCTTAAACACCGTACCGCTGGATGCGGCGTTAGGTACAAGCACTACAGCAGTTGTACCTGTGGGAGTGTAGTACGTTGTCGTCCCAATGATTGAGGTGACATTTACAATATTTGGAGAACTCATGGTATTTTTCCTTTAAACGTGGCGGACAAAAGCGCCGTGGTACAAGTTTCTTGCTTCTGTCGCTACCAAATCAGCTAGTTCAAGATCGTCAAAATAACCAATATTCTTGCGTTTCTTTTTGACATCAACATAAACAAACCAGCGTGATCGCGCTCTATGCCACGATACGCCTTTGCAACCAGACGTACTATTGGCAAACAATTTACGATTACAAGCATTTTCTGAACCATTAGCAACACGCAAATTTTCAATTCTATTGTCTGCTGGATTCTGGTTAATGTGATCTAACTGCTCCGGAACAACCCCGTGATGATACAAATAAATCAGCTTGTGCATACACCAATGCTCACCACGAATTGTAGTTGCGCCGTACCTGTAGTTACGAGCGCCTGTTGGTTTTGTGCCAACTACAGCACCCGCATAGTTACCGTTACCCATTGTTGAATGGCGACGAATTAAATTACCGTCTGCACGGTAGTCAAACATCTCCTTCACCATTTCTTGGGTAAGCGCCATGATGGTTCCTTAGAGACCGAAGATCATTGAGAAAGCGATTGCTTGGCCTTTAGTAGCTCCGCCAGTTGCAGCAGCGTTACTTGCAAGCAGTTTTACAGTACCGGCACTATTCTTAAAATACAACTTTTCATCAAGCGTATTGAGCGCTAGCTCACCAGCAACAAGATTGCCAGAAGTTGGAGCCGCAGAAGCTGTCGTGCTGTAGTACAGCGATATTGGGGTATAGCCTGTTTGTGCCATTAGAAAGTACCTCCTGAGATTCCTGCCCACACGGGAGCACTTGCACCCGCTGATGTTAATACCTGGCCTGCTGTACCTGCTGCAGTGTATGCATGAGCAGTTCCAGTCCCATACCCTGCACCACCAGCGGTTGCCGTAGCAGTTGAGTTAGTGCCGCCGTTTGCAATGGGCAATGTGCCTGTGACTCCAGTGGTTAGTGGCAAGCCCGTTGCGCTAGTCAACGTACCGCTGCTCGGCGTACCCAAAGCGCCGCCATTGACCACAAAAGCGCCGACAGTACCTGTATTCACCCCTAGCGCGGTAACTACGCCAGTGCCTGTTGTGGTGGTTGCAGGAGCCGCTCCGGCACCGCCACCAATAACTAAGGCATTGGCCGCAAGAGCCGCCGAGGTTGCCCATGTAGTTGTCCCAGAAAAGTAGGGAATCCCACCGCTTGTCCCGGCAACCGTCAATGCCAAAGTGCCGCTGGTCGTAATTGGTGAGCCAGCAACCGAGATGATGCCACCCGTAAACGACTGGGCAACACTGGTGACCGAACCCGTACCAGCCGCCGCCCAAGTACCATCACCACGCCAAAATGTGGAGGAAGTTGCTCCGGTTCCACTGTTCAAGTTGGTAACCGGCAGGTTGCCAGAAACGTGTGTGGTAAGTCCAATTTTGCCGTAGCTTGGCGCAACACCAACGCCGCCTGTAATCAATGCATTGCCTGTGGCTATGTCAGCAAGTTTGGACAATACGCCCGTTGTGCTGGCGTAGATAATGTCGCCAACAGCGTAGCTCGTAATGTTTGTACCGCCATTGGCTACTGCCAAAGTGCCAGCTAAAGTAATTGCGCCTGATGTTGCAGTGCTTGGCGTGAACCCCGTGGTGCCAGCACTAAATGTTGTTACACCACCCGCTGCGCCACTTGAGGCCAAGGTAATTCGGCCCTGCTGGTCAACCGTCACATTTGCGTTTGTGTACGCACCCGGCGTCACTGCCGTATCCGCAAGAGAAATTGTCCCGGTGGAAGTAATTGGGCCACCCGTAAGGCCAGTTCCAGTGGAAATAGAAGTAACGCCAGAACCTGATGCAAATGCAGTCCAAGTGCCGTTGTAGCCCTCAAACAAGCCTGTTGTTGAGTTGTAGCGGATGTTTCCTAACGTAGACGCCCCACGTTGGCCGGTAGTACCTGATGGCACAACAACACCGCCACTACCCGGCAGAACTGGGTTGCTAGCTATGGCTACAGTTGGCCCTGCTGAAATGGCAATTTGGTCTGGGGTTCCTGTGACCGATGGGACGGCAGCTTGAATGGTAGTTGCTGCAGACACCCGACCATTTGTGTCAACGGTAAAAACCGGAATGTTCGTGGAGTTACCGTAAACACCGGGAGTCACGCCAGTTGAGTTAAGCTGAGTGCCACCAATCCCACCAACAGCAACGCTAAGCGTCACGTTGCTAGAGAGCGCACCGCCGCCTGTCAGACCCGTACCAGCAATCACTTGCCTAGTTATAGGCACTCCGGTCACACTGAGCAAGTCACCAACACGGATCTGGTAATTATTGCCCTGATAGACAATCATCATCAGGCTGTTTTCGTCAGCCACAGGAGCTGTTGGCAGCTGCGTAATTCGCGTGGGTATTAGGTTGCTTGGAACGTCAGACATTTAGAACTCCAAGTATCCGTCGCCGTCTTCGGTAATGATGAATTCGTCACCTGCTTCCTGTATCAAACCTGCTGGGTGGGTATTGATAGGAGTGTCAGGTCGGGTGAAAGGCAGCACGATCTGGTCAGGTGCGCGAGGTGCAAGTCGATACGGGTCATAGTCATCTAGGTCTTCTTTGCAGACCATAAGCCCTGGCGAGTTTGGATCTGGCGCAAGTTCAGCAAGCAAAAACTTGCGTGAGCAGCGCCCACAAATGGCAATGCCATAAGTAGACTGGCCAGAAACGTCAAGGTATATCATTTGGTGTATGCACCAATAGCTGGCTGGATGAAAATTGGCGAGCCATCGTTGTCACCGTCCCAAGCGGTTTGACGGGATGCCATGTATTTCTGTTCAAGTATTGGAATCAAATTAAGATCCACTTGAGCCGTCTCTGCAGCCATCTTGGCAGCTAGGCCATTCACAATGGCTTCCAACCAGCGCTGAGGCACCTCAACGTCTTGCTGTAGGTTTTCAGTGTCCATGATGTGGCGATGCCGCCAAACAATGAGTTGGGCTTGCTCAGCGCCGGCAAATGGTGCTGGCCAGATGTGCATCACAGGCTTTGGAATGTCCCGCTGAAACCAGTAGCTGTTGGGCCGACCAGGGAAGACCTTGTTTGACTGAGCAACGTAAGTATCTCGATTCAACACGCCAAAAGGTATTTCTTGCGGCATGTTGCCCAGCGTGATCGCCGTATAAAGGATTGGACTAGCCGAGGTGATCCTGAAGTACTGGTACGCAAGAGCTCCGGAGATGTCTGTCCAAACTATATCACCAGCAGCGGCGGTTACCGATGAGCTGCCTACTGTAACCCACGTTGTGCCCGTTGTTGAGACTTGGAACGTGACGTTGACCGAGGTGCCAGACCATTTAATGCCAATGGTGTCTACCACCGTGGCTGAGCTAAAATTTACAGTGTAAGAAGTGCTAGCCGTTACAGTGGTGCCGGTTACTGGCTGAATGACTCGATAGTTGGCATTAAGCACCTCAATCGTACCAACGGGCAACGGAATGAGGGGCTGGTTTTCGTAAAACGGCAGGATGAGTTTTTCAATGCACCAACTCGGAGTCTTGACATTTGCCATGTCTGACAACTGCAAGTAGAGAGACTCTAGTGCATAGGTCTGCATTTCAGCAGTAATGGCCTGCGCAGGCAAACGGCAACGCCTAAAGGCATGGTCAACTACCTTCAACGCATTGAATGTTGTGCCGCTTACATTGCCAGAAAACGCCATGCTAGCTCCGGGTTGGGGTCAAGTGGCCGCTGTTTCAGCACGCCCGGAAGACTAAATTATAAACTCAAATCAGCAATTTGGCCTTGTCATGCCGCCTTTTTTCATCGGTGTCTTTTTGGACGCACCGCCACGAGCATAGTTGCTTGGATTTTCCATCCCAGATTTGCCATGAATCCCTTCGGCTTTTTCGCCTTTCATGTACATGGCAGGGCTCTTGGCCTTGATCTTCATTTCTTTAGCTTCTTCAGCTTTGCTTTCTTTACCCATAAAAGGAGAAATTTTAGTAGCCATACCGCCACCTCTTTTAAAAGTTTTGCCTTTATCGGCGTTAGAAAAGTCTTTACCTACGGACTGCGGGACACCAACTTTTTTGGCAAAGCTCGGACTGTGAGCTATTGCCTCCATAAAGTTGTGTTGAGCTTTTGATGAAGAAGGCATTTAGCAATTTGGATTTTTAGCCATGCCGCCTTTTTTCATGGCAGAGTTTTTCATCATTTTGCCATCAGGCATTTTGTGCATTGCACCGCCCTTGTTCATTGGAATGAGCGGGTTCATTGGAGCCACAGGCATTGCACGACGAGGTGCACGCACACTAGACTTTTGCATGATCTCTTCGCGTTGCATCCTAGGAGTTTCCTCCTTCTCATGCATCATCATGGCTTTGCGGCTTGGGTAGGTTTCCCCTGTGGCTTTCTCCATCACCTTGCCACCCTTGGCCATCTTGGTCATGGGTTTGCCAGGGTGCAAGGCTTTCTCATGCTTATGCACAGCCGCAGCAGGAGTAACCTTGCCGCCGAAACTAAACTCTTTAACGTAAGTGCAGCCCATGTTATTTCCTTTTACGCGCTTGCGTAGGTCTTAATACACTCAAGAACAATAGTGTACATGTCACCGGCTGAAGCATCAGAGGTGGTAAATAGTACATTCCCATTCACACCTGTCCCGCCGTTGTTTTGTAAGCCACCAAAAGACGAAAAGTCTAGAAGGTAGTTTGTATTCTGAGGAACTAGCCACGCAAACACATCAGTAGATGCATCCCAAAGGATACGTACTTCCATACCATGCGTAGTCGCCCAGATTTTGTTGATTTTTACCCCATTGCACGCTAAATTAAATGCATTTCGTGCAAGAGTGGTGACATCAATCTTTACGACAGCTGTTTCACCAGTGCCATCGGAAATGTTTGTAAACTTGGCGATGAACAGCCGTTCACCGTCAAGTAGAGTTTGTGAAGCTACTGCGTCAGCCATGTTGATCTCCCGATCAAACAGCAGCGCTGAATGGTGTAGCCTCTGTGCCGGTGCCGGTCAAATTGCAATGTACCAAAAACAACCCACTGGCGATATCCGTGATGTAGATTGTATCGCCCTTGGTGCCGCCTTTAGTGGTGCCGTTTAGAGTAATAGTGTCAGATGCGGCAACGGTTTCAAAGCCGACTACCGTATCACCAGCGTCTTGCAACATAAGTGCACGACCTGCCATCACATCAGTTGCATTTGCCACTTGGACAACGTAGTTGTTGCTAGTGACCGTGGTTTGCACGGCAAAATTGTACTGATTGCCACTGCCAGTAGCAGCAGGCAATGTAACTATTGCCCCAGCAGCCGCATTAAACAGATTCAAACGCCCAGCATTTGCTGCGCTAGTGGCTGTAGTTGCAGCCGTAATTTGAACAAGTGAGCCTGAACCAGTGATAAAGCCGTTTAGCGATGTGACTGGGCCGGTAAAAGTCGTAGATGCCATGATGTTTCCTTACATGCAAGTGTAATGCGTCCGTCTGCATGTCGTCAGCTTGAGGCTAAGCTGTCAGACGCATTAAAACTACCTCCATAACCCCCAACCTTGTGAGTTGAGGGTTAAAGCCGTAGTCTTAGACTCCAGCGGTGCCGTACAAACCGCGTGGGTCAGTCCAACCCACCGTGTAACGCTCAGTGGCTTTGTAGCGCATGGAGTCAGTCTCAAAGTCGCCTTCCATAGACTTCTCCAAGCCCCGACGCATCAACAGCTTCAGGCCATCCTGTGCATCAGTCTGGATCCACCAAGCGGTGGTAGATGTGATACGCGACAGATTGCCTTGACCTTCAGCCAGCAAGCCCATGGACTTGACCGGGTTGATGTCATTGTCAGCCGTGCCGGTGCGCAGAACAGACTTGAGCAGAACTTCGGCCTGGAACACATTGCTGGGTCCAGAAACGATCTTCTTAGGTGTCAGACGGATACGCTTGCCATTGTTGTCAACAGCGTTGCGGATCTGAACCAACTGTTGCTCAAGCGAGGTCTGCGACAGTGCAGCAGCGGTGCTCAACTGATTGCTAAACACACCATTGACAATCGGGTGTGAAGTTGAAATCAAAGAAACACCGTCACCACCCAGATACGCGCTGTTGAAGGCACGATTCAGGACATTGGCGGATAGAGTTTCTTTAGTCTCAATCAGCGACTGAGCCAAGTGCTTGGCATAGGTCTGACCAATGCGGATGTGGTCGCCATCTTCAACAAGCACCTTGGTCAAAGCAAAGGCAAGGCCATACACTTTGTAAAGGTAACGCTGAATGAAGAGCACACCACCGCTTTGGTAGGTCACAGCCATGCCGTCAGGCAACTCAGGAGCCGCGCCGAAACCGTACAGGACGGGTTCTTCGTGGTAATTCCGAGGAATACCTTTTTGCTCACGGAAGACCATCTTCCATTCGTCAGCACGTTGCTCGTAAATGCCGTCGAACACCTCGTTCATTATCGGCTCAACAACCGACCTAAAGTCGGTACTTCTCATTGGGGTAGCCATGTTTTAGCCCTCCTTAGATTGAGTTGACAGCAGCTTTGTAGATGTGCTCGTTGATACGAACAATAGCTACAATATATGCATCTGTCAGGGAGTCGTTGATTTCGCCAGCAAAGCCAGTCAACTGGAATTGACCAGAAGTAGCTTGGATGACGCCGATTTGGGTGTTTGACAAACCCGTTGAGGTAGAGCCACCCGGTGAAGCCACCGTCCAGTCCATTTCCTCACCAACGGCAGTTTGCATTGTCGTGGTGCCAGGTGTACCCGGATTGGTGTACTGCACTTCAAACAAAGTTTCTGGATCGTCGTAGACCCAAGCCGTAACATCCGTTGCTGTAGTGCCGGTAGGCCAGAACGGTGATATGGTGGGTTTGCCCAAAGAATCGGTGTATTGGCAGCCGGCAAAAATGCCAAGCAGCAAAATACCATCAACAGTACCCGAACGAGTACCATCAGACGTGCCGAGTTGAACAACGCCAGCGTCCACCAGCTTTACAGGGTCGCCCTGAAAGATGTTGGCAGCATAGCCGCTCGCGATAACATAGGCTTTGGGACGAATTTGACCACTGTTGTGGAAACTAGCCCTAAAACCAAAGGGTGCGCTAGTCGAAGACATTAGCTTTCTCCTAAGATGGTTAAAAGTCTGTCAAGCAAGATCAAACTGAGCTTGCCGCTTTTGTCCCAATTCTGTATTACCGTCGCCCAGCGTCAACTTCGATTTAGATGATCGTGCTTGTTGCTCCAAGAAATCAGCCGTATCTGTGAGCTTTTCCTCTTCGCGCAGAGGGGCATCATGATGGGCTTCGCGCATGTACTTTTCATACAGGCTCATGGGCAACTTAAACGCAAGCATTTCATTGACCCCAATGAATCCTGCCCAATCACCTGTTTTAAGGGTGGCGTATTCCCAGCCAGGAACATCTTCTGGCTTGATGGGCTGATAGCCCAAGCGGATACGTGTTTGGATTGAATCACGTGGGTTCGTCGTTGTTAGCCAGCAAGGATGCCAGCCGGGCAGCTTTGGTAAATCAGGTAACGAGGACTGAAAAAACTGTTGACGGAACATTTCAACTCGCTCATCATCGGACAACTCACGGTTCTCAGTCGCCGTGCGGTCTTGCACAGCGCGTTGTTCGCGGTTGTCACCAGCGGATTTCTTTAAGCGTTCGTCGGACATATTCGCTCCTTTCAGCGATTAGGGGGATTATAACCCCGTTTTCAAAAAATAAAATATTTATGCTTGACTGCGTTGATTTCGGTCGTATTCTGCGTATCGAGCAGCGTATTTCTTGCGCAAAATGGGGTCATCCCACACACCAGCCTCAATCAGAGCTTGCTTTCGTTCTGGACTGATATAAACCTCGTTTCGAGTTGAGGTTGGCGCATGTTCTCGGCCAGAGCCAACGGCAGGGCCACCTCGAGCAACTCGTGTTTCGGTCTTAAACCGCTCCGGCAATCGGCGAGCGGCACGACGTTTGAGTTCTGTCCAGTATTCGTCAGATTTGGAGTCATATCCGTCTTGGTGCAACGATTTGTCAATCGCCAAGACAATTGCGCTCTCCTCATCACGCCCATCAGAGTCATACCAAGGGTTCTCAGCCATGAATTCTTTTGCATGACGCATGGAAGTTTCATCAAGTTGCGCTTGCGGCTTTGGCTGAACTTGTGTTGCTTGCGCCTTGATGGCATTCAGTTGATTGAGTTTGGCTAGTGCTTGATCCCGATACCTCAGCGCCTGCGCTACATCAGCACCGTTGCTTGACTCAACAGCCTTGGCAATGACTCGGTCTGACAATTCAGCTTCTTCTTGCGCACGTCTGATATGTGCATCAATGTTTTGCAAGTCAGATTGGTGAGCACGCTGCTCTTGCGCCCCCATACGGCGTTCTAGCTCATCATTGCGTTTGCGGAGGAAGTCTAGTTCCGTTTTGTCGCGGGTGATGGCCTTGTCTTTGCGGTCACGGCGCTCAATTTTCTCTAGCCTACGGCGTTCACGGATTGCTTCTCGCTCAGAATCAGTGCCACTGTCTTCGTCAGCCTTAATGCGGTCATCATCTTCGTCAGCATCGTCACGTTGTGGTTTGTCTTCCACAATGACAATATCTTCCGTGGTCTTTTTAATGTCCTCGTCTTGCTCATTCAGTGTTTCAGCCATTTCTCATCTCCTTTCAGATGAATGCACGAATGGACAACGGATCGACGTTAACTCGCCCGATGATGTCCAAGTCATTAAAGATTACAAACAGCGCCGATTCGCCATTTGACATGGGAACTTCCCACCTATCACCACCATACTTGGCAACTCGCACATACTCACCTTCCTCGCACCAAGAACCCTCCGGCCAACTGGCCATAGTGTTACGGTTCTTAAACGCCAAAGGGCCAATTGAGATGACTTTGGCTACCTGAGTGTTCCACTTTTCAGTGTCTCGGGAGCCAACATCCAAAATAATGCCCGAAGCAGTACGTTGTTTGGGACTACGAATTTGTACCAGAACACGGCTCCCAAAAGGCTGAATGCCGGCTTCTGCAGCCGGAAAAGCCTCTGCTAGTGCGTCCTCATAAGTCATTGCCACTGTTTTTCTCCTCTTCCAAAATGTTAAAAAGTACATCTAACGCTGCGTCATAACCGGATACGACGCCCACGCGATAGCCGTACTCAAAGCTATCGCGGTTTTGGGGACGCTTGAGTGATTCAAGCGCAAAACTAGCTTGCGCGGCTTTAAGCCGATGCAATAAAACGTCTTCTATTCTCACGCAGGCGTCTTTGGCATTGCGGGTGGTGCAGGCAAGGTCTGGCCAGTTACAGGCTCTCCTGCCGCCATGCGGTGGTGTTGCTTGACTGCGCCGTTATTCATTGGGACTGCGGGGGTATTGTTCATTTCGGTTTCTCCTATGTGTCAAGCGCCGGGATTGACGCCTGTGCCTGTTGAGACGGCAAACTTCTCGCCTGTGGCTAGCTCGGTTGCGGCTAGACGTAGGGCGGTGTTGTTGTCGTCTGTGTTCATTTGATAGCGGGTTTGCAGTTCAACCTTTGTGCGTTCGTTCTCTGCTTGCTCTCTGAGCATTGTTTGCTGAGCATCTGCAGTCATCTGCTGTGCATTTTGCTGGGCATCTTGCTGGATCTTGGTTTGCTCCAGTTGCAACTTGGCTTGCTCCAGTTGCAGTTTGGACTGCTCAGCTTGTATGGTCTGCTGCATTTTTGCCTGCTCAGCTTGAGCGGCCTGCTGCATTTTTGCTTGGTCAAGTTGTGTGCGTTGCTGCAGTGCTTGGCCTTGCAACTGTGCATTCATTTGAGCTATCTGCATGCTGCTGTCAGGCGGCATAGGCGGCTGGGGCTTGAACTGCTGAGCGGCTTGGTCAATCTGTGCCAACTCTTGGGCAAAGCCACCAAGCTGCTGCTCAATGATTTGCTGCACCTTCAAGATCACGCCCACCTGCTGCTCTGCTTCTTTCTCAATCAAGTCTTTCTTCTGCGCAACGTCTACTGCCTCATGCGCCTCGGTCAGGTAGTAGTTCAGCAAGTGGTCGCGCAGGTGAGTGGCCATTGGGAACATGTACGTTTTGACGATAGCCGGGTTCTGGCCAAATAGCGGAGACTTTAGAAACGCCAAGTGTGTTTTGAGGTGAGCGATGTGATCTTGCCGTGGTAAGACGTAAACAGGCGTTCCCATTACGGCAGCCACGTTCTCGCTTACTGGGTCAATGTCCTCGGTGCCAGGAGCAGGTTGTAGTACATCGTCAGCACTGATCTTCAGTGTGCGCAAAAACATCTGCTCAACTTTGCGCTGGTCATACATTTGCGGCACAGTTGCTGCGCGTTGTATGATTGCTTGAGTCTGAGCAAAGCGTTGCGTCTCACTGAAAATTGCTGGGTCACTTACCGGCACAACATCCATCGGGCCGTCAAAGTCTTCAGGCTTGACGTCTAAGCCGGATGCTTGGGCTTTGATGTCTTCAATGGTTAGGTAGGCGCTATTAATCCGGTGCAGGATCTTAAAAACACGGCTCATTGAGCTATGGATGCGGGAGTGGATGCTGCTGAAGACCACCATACCCTGCTCAATAAGAGCTAAGGTTGTACCAACAGGTTGCGCTTGATTGGCATCGCTCAGCTTCTCAAAGCTGGTCTGCACAACGCCCTTACCAGCGTCAACGACAAAACCAAGCAGTTGGAACAGTACCGGGCTCGGTCCGTTGAATGGCAGTGGCATTGCTAGCTTACGCACGTCATCGATAAGCGCACCGCCTTCAAGCTCCACAACCTCAGTTGGCTGGACGTTGAGCGTCTGTCCACCAGGGCCACCCTTCAACTTGAGCAGGGTTGGGATGTTTTGAATGTGCGCTGAGTCTAGCAAGGCGCGTAGTGCGCCTGTGGCTGCACCCGACAAGCCACCAATCATGTGTGTTAAGCCGATAGGGTAAGCACCACGCCAAGGCACAAATGGGAACTCCACAATCCAGTCAAGCTCTACACGGCGCTCGTCTTCAGGCTCCCAGTTGCGGTACAGTGCCACAGCTTTGCCGCTGGTTTTGTCAATGCTGATGATGTAAGGCTCAACACCATCGCCAAAGTCTAGGTGCGTGTAGATCTCAAAGATGGTACGCAGACCGTCTTCATTGTAGGAGGTGTCCTTGCGCCCTTCAATTTTGTCATTGGCTATTGATGCCTTGCTGAAGTCTGGCTGTTCTGGTGAGCCAAGGTCAACGTCAATGTACATCCCAGACCTAACACGGCGCTGGTACTCCATCTCGGTCACGTACTGGACATGGGTCTTGCGTTCTGCTGAGTAGAAGTTGGTGGCCGCAAAAGGCAGGTACACATCATCAATGGGGATGAACTCAGCGCATGGTCGCAAGTATTGAGTGCTCCACATCATCTTGAGGTACTGAGCACCGCCCAAAGGCAGCTGCGTACTGAGTTGCTCTAATTCACCTCTGAACTCGGGCATCTGCTCAGTAGTCTGCCAATTCATAAAGTCAGTCTTGCGCTCGGCCTTGGCGACTTTGTCCTTCTCTTTTTCGCCTAAGATCTTGCTCTTGACAGGACCGCCGGGAGGGAAAATCTCCTTCATCACTCGAGAGCTAAAGTCAACACAGGCTTCCACTAGCATGGGATGGACAACCTTTGTTGAGCCAGTGAACTGAGCCCCGCCCGGTGCATCGTCACCTAAACCAGTACGGCGCAAGCCTTCCTCATACAGCTTGTCCCGCTTCTGCCGTGCGTCCTTGTCCTTGGCAACCTTGTCTAGCAGGTCTGTAACGGCGTCTTGCAAGTCACCTTGGTCAACCTCATCAGCAATGTTGGCAAAGTGCGCTTGCTTTTGCCGTTGGTCATCCTCGTTCTTGAGTTTGACCATTGCTCCACCGTCATCAGTATCCTCGGTGTCTGACTCGTCATCATCTACCTCAACGATTTCGTCTTCATCATCTTCAATGGTCAGGTCTGTATTTTTAGGCATATGCACTTTCACGTTGCGCAACTATTTGCTGAATTCGTTCAGGATCATACTCATCATCCAAGCTGGCAATGATCTGTTTGATTCTAATTGGGTCAAAATGGGTTGACACTAAGCCGCCGTGGGCAAAGCCGGGCTCTGGTTCCTGCAAACGGCGGATGATCTCTGCATCATCTGGTGAAAGATCTTTTACGCGATTGTTAATCAAGTTGCTGATGTAATCTGGATTCAAATTGCCAGCCACCTCGCGGTACTTGTTTTCGTCCACATACTTGTCTCCAATTCGAAGCAACCCGGAGTTCTGCAAGTCATTAACACCAGACCACTGACCGCCTTTCACAAAGTCTTGAACGTAGGGCAAATACTCCTCGTTAGGTGCGCGGTTGCCTTTGCCTTTGATTTGGGTAATGCTTTCTTTAAGTTCGTCTGGATAAATTTTTTCAGCTTGACGCAATGCGTTTTCCGCCGTTTGTCCTTCTTTTTCTAATTGCGTAGCTAAAAATCCAACTTTGTACTGGCGTTGCTCTGGAGTCATTCCTATTTGCTTGATTTCAACCGTTGCATGCGGAGCGCCCTTGGGATCAACCAGAGAGTACACCTTGGCCTTGCCGCTTTTGATGGCCTCCCAGCCTCCGTGGCCGTAGCTAGAGCTCCCAGCATCACCTGAAGCCTCAATCCAGTCAGGATGACCCTTGGGCGGCTCGTAGCCCCTGACTGAGTGTCCCATGGCCTCGGACTCTTGCGCAAACGATCCGGGCTGGTTGAGTTCAATCCACTTGTAGCCTTCAGGATACTCTTTGTAGGTTGGCAGTCCTTCTCGAGCCGCAGCCCTGCTAGCGTTCGCCTTGGCCGCCAGTTCTTGGTCGTACTCATAAGTACGGCGCACGGCCTGCTCCATGCTGACTTTGTTAAGTTGATCTGGGCGGATGCGTCCGGCAGTCACATCTTCGCGCAGCACGTCCATGATGTGGTCAAAGCCAAGGTCGTTGGTGAATGACGTGTACACCGGGGTCTCTGGGTTCACCTTGGAGATCCAAGGGTTCTCTTTCCCTAGCCTTATGTAAGACTCCATCATTGGCGATTGAAGCGATTTGTACTCAGCGTTGGCTTTTGCCAGATCCGTATCGCCAACAATTTTTGCTTTTTCAGCACTAGTAATCCCGTAATATATGCCGTTTTCTGGGTCTTCAATCCCAGCATTTTTCATCTGCTGTGCAAATTTCCTATCAACCGCCTCTCTGGCAGTCCGCATTTTTTGCTCAGCTTCTTGAAACTTGGCATATCGCTCCGGCATTCCTTGAATGTCACCAGCTCGATGCGTTGCAATAACCTCGTCAGAAGCTAACTCCCAAGCCTTGGCCATAGGAGATTGGCCTAGACCTTCCTCAGGAAATCCGGCTTTCCTGCGCTTTTCTTGGACATTTTCAGCACGGCGCAATTGAGGGCCACTAAACGGCTCGTGTAAGTACTCATCTAAAAGCGCAGGCTTGTGCGTAATGCCTTGCTCAGCCAGCTTACGCACTGGGTCATCCGGCGTGCCCATCTGCTTCTTGACGTAATTGGTCAGGTTGCTGTCAACCCACTTGTTGAGGGCGGCGTCTTTTTCCAAGTCCACAATGTTGCCAACAATACGCGCCCTCATGTGCTCTGGCAAACTTGCAATTGCTTCAGGAGTGTATTTTTCCCGCATTTGCCGAAGAATTTCAGTAGCGTCACTGCCGGCAGCAGTTGTTTGCCTCAAGGGCTTCAAATCCTTTTCAGTCCGCCCGGTCAGGAAGTTGCCGCCGAACGGTTTGATGACACCGGGCATCAAACCTTGCCGCTGCAAATAATCCTCAGCCATTCGTGCTGCTGTTGGCCCTAGTGCTTGGCCTGTTGCCTTAGCTCCCTTAACGCCTAGCCCTGCAATGCGTAAAGCACCTGTGCCGCCGAGCGCATTGCCTGCCGTAGTAAATGCTTTGCCGGTCGGGGTTGCGTTTAGCTGAGCACCCGGCAGGTACTCGTTGTAGAACTCAGTGGTTGGTAGCTGCGGTGTAGGGTCTGCCCTGCTACCTATGCCAAATGCACGTAGCGCAGGTAGAGCATTAAGGAACTGTGAGGGCACTTGAGACATTGCCATACGGGCCAATCCTTCAATGTCTCCTGGCAATCCTGCAGTGCCTGCTGCGTAGCCTCGGAGTGCAGATAGTGGAGCGTTGGCTGCAGCCTCACGGTCTTGCAGTGCCCGGCGGGGCTTCATCTGCGGGAATACGCCAAAGGCTGCACCGCCGTCTTCCATATGGACTGCACCGCCCTCAGCAAACCCCTCACGCAACAAATGGCGAATGTACTCGTCATTGAGCTCTTGGCTTGGCAAGCCCTCATTTTTTACGCCCAAAGCAAGGTCGTAGTAGCCGGGGGCTTGGCGCTCAGGGTTGTCCTTCTTGAACTTAGCATGCCAGTCAGGCAAGTAAACCTCAGTGGGCGTAGGAGCCATGTTGACACCTAAGTCCTCACCTTTAATCAGGGTAGGGAATCCGGGGTGCAAGTCAGGTCGATACATTGACTCCTGCTCTAGTGAGAACAGGCGGGGGCCAGCCGCATAGGTCGGCACGTTGCCGCCGAATTCAACAGGGAGCAGATAGGGTTCAGTCTCTCTAATGAGCGTATCAGTTGGGCGAAAGATCACTCCGCGTCCGCTCTTCTCGCCGCCAAGGGCAACGCCTCCCTTGCTTGGGGCAATGCCTTGGCCCATCATTGCGTCAGCTAGTGCGGCACGTTTTTCAAACGTGTCAGCCAGCTTCCAGATGCCTGGGTCACGGATGTCAGCGCCTTCGCCAAAGGTCAGCGATAAGTTGTGATTGATCTTCCCAGCTAGTTCGTCAGACAGGTTACCCTGCTTCATGGATTCAATGAACTGGCGTTTCAGCTTATCAAAAACCACAGGGTTGGTCTTGAGTTGAGTTGCTGAGCCAAGCATTGTTGTCCAAGCGGTGTCAGGTGTCGTCAGGTTCTTGAGCCTTGAGGCAGTCCCCTCGTCCATCACGCCCCACACCTTGCCGGCATAAGCTGGGTCAGCTTGGCTAAGGGCGGGAAATGGTGCGCCACCAATATTGCCGCCGCCCACACGGGTGCGGTCAGCCTGCGTTGTGGTCGTGCGCTTGAAGCCCTTCTCCATCTGCTGACCAAGTGCCTCAGATGCCTTGACCTGTTCCTGCGACTTGATGAGTGCTGCAGCAGCACGGCCAGCCTCTGCACGTTGAGCGGCAGTCAACGCTTTCTCAGCAGCAACAACCGCAGCAGCCTCACCCCCACTCAGCATACTTTTTAACAACTTGACAACGCCACCTGATTGGTAAAGCTGAGTGCTCTCAACTACATCTTCCGGCTTTATCTTGCGAGCGTTAGTGAACATGGGCGGCTCCCTACCTGTACCCATCGTGCTGTGGCCGTAAGTTACCCCTGCAAACGGGTCAACCATCAGCATCTCAGCATGGGGCTCTGTGCCTGTTTGCCTTGCGCGTTTATCAGCATAATAATCAGCAATACGTTTTTGTGGAGAAACAAACAACTCAGGTGTGTCAAGGTTTTCACCTGCATAACCTCGGTAAAACCCCTGCAACATTTTGTGCTCTTCTGGCACTGCTGGAGCAACCATAGGCTGACCGTTGCGCTCTAAGATGGTCAGGTTTTGTTCTTCGCCGGGGAAGGTGACAAAGTTGCGGGTGCCTGTGCCAGCACCTCTGCTTGTAGCGTCTAAGTATTTGATGCCGGGGATTCCTGCTTGACGCAACAATTCAGAGGCATTAACTCTATCGCTTTTTTCGCCTGCCAACCTTGTTAATAAATCAGCTCCGTTGTAAGCTGAATTCTCAACAGATTTTTTTGCCCAATATTTCATCATTGGATGATCTGATGCTTTTATTGCTGCTTGCACATAAGGTGATTGCTCATTTAACGGCTTATCCCAATCCAGCATCTTGGCGATTTGCTCGTCTGGTAGGTCTACTTTGTATAGGTTTCCACCGCCTTGTTCCTCGTATGCCTTAAACAATTTAGCCAATTTTTCTTTTGGTAAATCTCTAGCTGCAATATTTGCATTTTGCAAACTTTTTGCCTTTGCCTCTGGAGATTTATTTACTGCGGCTTGTCTAATAAATTCACCCCTTGCACCAGCATTAAGTTTTAATCCAAGTTTTTCAGCTTCTGGAGCAACATCAAATGCTTTATAAGCAAGCGTATCTTTGTAAACTTGAGCAACCCCCGGTAACTCAGCCGTATATATCCCATGCCCATACGCCTGAGCGCCTTCACCACTTCCAATCTTGCTGGCGTCAAACTTGTCAAACTTGTATGGACTGCCGTGGTACACATCCATCGGGCTAACCGTGCCCCTGCTCATGCCTTGCAATATGTCAGCGCCCACACCGCCACGTTCCATGATCCTTGGCACAGCGCGTTCAGCAAGGCGAGCGCCGGCACGCCCTGCTGCCAAAGCCCCTTGGCCAGCAAGTTTGCCGAGCGCACCTGCGCTTGGCGCTACAGCTATAGCGGCGTCAAGCACCTCAGGGCGAAACCGTGTGGTGCCGCCAAGTCCTCCAGCACCAGTGGTCAGTGGCTCGCCATAAGACAATCGGTCTAGAGTCTCACTGATTGCTGGCATATCCAGAAACTTTGCCACGCCCTGCATCTGTTGGGTGCGCTCTGGAGAATAACTCTTTGCCAAAAAGTCAGCCAATGCACCCAGCGGGGAGCTACGAGGCGTAGCACGGACTTGATCACGCGGCATAGGGGTTCACCTTGTCTTTGTTTCTAGGCTTACGTTCATCAACGTCTTTGGCTTGTGGCAGTTCAAACCAGCCGTCATTCTTGAGGTAGATAATAGCCTGAGTAAATGTGTCCACATAGTCGTCATGCTCGGCCAATGGGAACTTGGTAAGCTGTTTGAGGAATGACGCTGCCCAGCTGACGGGCTGTCCAGGGTTGCGCTTTGACTCGGGTATCCACAATAGTCCAAGCTCCAGAGTGGGTGCCGCTTGATGAGCGCGGCTTACTTTGTCGGCATTACCCGGATTATATCCTATGGCCGGCACTCTGGCTAATCTTAAATCTTGCAGCAGCGACTGCCCACTGGCTTTGGCCTCGACTAGGATCCTGTCGGGTCGCCGAGCACGAGTCGGCATTCCAGCGCCACTATTATTGTCGCCACCATACTCAGTCGTCCAGTCCTTGACCGCCTTTGTCCTCAAGTCAGGATAGCTCAAGTGCTCATCCCATGCATCAAGCAACATGCAGTGCCGCTCTTTGTTGTGCGTAAAAATGCCCCAGACTGTGCAAGCCGTCGGATCGCCGGTGGTCTTTTCGGTGAATGCACAGTCATAACTCTGAAGTATGTACTCGTACTGCGGTAGCCGGTCAGCGTGTGGCCAGAGTTCAAAGAAGTCGGTCTTGAGCAGGCCGCCGGTACTTGGCACAGGATCCTGCTGCAATTGTCCGCTTGTACCGTACGAGCCGAGCAGCTGCTTGAGTGCCGTGATCTCTTTCTCGCCAAAGCGCTCAGGGCAGATGAGCTCGCCCTTCTTTGTGCGTGGGTCGTATGGACCCAGCACCGTCCGTCGCACCTTGCCGTCCCACTCGGCAGGAATGCAGATATGCTCCCAGCCCTTGATGTCCTCGAGTATGTGGCCGCTGATGTCACGCTCGTGCAGCCGCTGCATCACCACCACCATGGCATCAGTCTTGGGGTTGTTAAGCCGTGTTGACCAGACCATGTCAAACCATTCCAGCGTACTCTCACGCATGGCATCGGACTGGGCCTCTTGAGCCCCGTGGGGATCGTCCAGCACCAGCCGAGAGCCACCCTCGCCGGTTGCCATACCTCCCGGTGAGGTAGCTATGCGGTAGCCGGTCTTGGAGTTCTCAAACCGCTGCTTGGCGTTCTGGTCGCCAGACAGTTCAAACAGACTGCCCCAACGCTCTTGATACCAAGGTGACTGCACCAAGCGCCGAGCCTTAAGGTTGTCTCGGATAGACAGGTTGCCTGCGTAACTGGCGCACAAGAACTTTGCCTCTGGCGTATTTAGCCATTCCCACATCGGCCACATGACCGATACGATGGTTGACTTGGAATGCCTAGGCGGTATATTAATTAGCAGCCGCCGAATGTCGCCACTAGAAATGGCTTCAAGGTGCTCGCAGATCTCTTGGATATGCCAGCTTGCCACAAATGGTATGCCAGGCTCAACGACATGCCATGATTGCTTAACAAAGTCATACAGGCTTCCCTCAGCCTTACGGCGGTCTTGCTCATACTTGACCATGCCAAGCATTGCTGCCGGGCTGAGAGGGGCGTTCATTGACGTTGGGCGGGTATTCTGTTGCGGATCTGTTCGCCTAGTTTCTCAATGTCCAAACAATTGTCAGCAAGCGTTGCGCAGGCTTCACGTTCCATGGCCACAGCCATGTGGGTCGCTTGGATTGCCATATTAACTATTTCTTCTCTAACTTCAGAAATAGCTTGATTAAACTCATTTTGGGTAAACAGTGTTTGCCCTTGCGAGAAAAGATTCTTTTTAAAATCATTCATTGACCCGCCGCCTTGGACAAGAGTTGTTGCATAGTATCAAGCTCTACATCACTCAGTCCCTTAAGATCAACCGCAGCAATCGGTATCACGCCACCGCCGGGTCCGCTAATCTCACTGCGAGCCAACTTAGGCACGTGATACTCAACCACGCTTTGGAACAGGTTGAATGCACGTTCAGGGTTTGGCCGAGTCACATAGACCTTGTTGCCGTCCTGATCATAAACCTGTTGACCTTTAGCATCAAGCTGCGGGGTGCCTTCAGCCACGGCATCAAGCCAGCCGGTCAATCGATGGGCATTGCCGTCAACAAACTCAGCAATCGCCAGTTTGGCGGTCAGAGTCACCTTGTTAGGAGTCCCAGGTTGTCGACCTGACCCAGCAGGACGTGTGCTTCCCGGCCTAGCACCACCGCCATTGTTTGACCCAGGCAGAGCGCCGCCTTTATCCGGTCCATCTTTTCTAGCAGTTCGTAATTGCATAATCAACCCTTTCGGTCAGATTGTCTGTTACAGATTGTACCCCATCAAAATTTTTATCCTAAAAATAACTTCACTTGCTACAAAATCTTTTACACTGTTAGAACGGCGATGTTGCCGTGACACTTGAGATGCGCCATGAAGAAGTTCCTGACCCAACTTTTGCAAGCCATGTTTGCTGCTGTTCTTTTTAGTTTTCCGATGATTTGGTACTTTTGGAACATGACCCCGTAATGTTAGTGCCTACTAACAAACATTGCACTATTTCGTCCGCATAGGGATACACACTTTGCACACTCCTAAAGGAGTGTGTGCAAAGTATGTAAGGGTATACCCTATGTTTTGCCAATATTTGCATAGTTGCACTATGCATGAACTATGCAAACTATGTAAGGGTAAACCCTAACAACCTTACTAGGGTAAACACCTAGAAAATAATGCAATAAAACTTGTTGCACGCATCAAAATCAGTTACACTCTATCCATACCCCAGCACTTTGCACAGGGTCTTAACCCAAGGACAACATCATGTACTCATCACCCGTCACAGTGACCAAATTTGTTAACGGGGTTGCACAGACCCCAACCATCCACGCCGCCAGTAAGGGCGGCTACATCCTCTGCGTCAATGACGCAGGGGTCTCGGGTTACTCTGACAGAGTAGCCCGTCGGTCAACCAGTCTAGCCACCATCGTGGCAAATTGGTTTGATCTGGGCGGCGAGGGCGGTAACGCCCGTGTCTATCACGCCGATGGCTCCCCGCTGTCGGCAACTGAGCTAGCTGCTGCCCGTGAGCAGTTGGGAGAGATGGCATGAGAACGCCGGGACAAGTATGGCCCCCAATATCTGTAACCACTGGCGTCATTGACGCTGATGGTTACGACTCGGCTGGCTTTGACGCGCAAGGGTTTGACCGCCTTGGTGCTAGCCACGATGGACATTTTGACGCCGAGGGCTATGACGTTTGGGGAATTGACCGCCAAGGGTTTGACAAAACTGGTCGCTACGCAGCAGGAGATTTTTTATGATTAATTTGACCCCCCACGCTATCACCCTGCGGACGCCTGCTGGTGATGTGACATTCCCACCTTCGGGCCAGCTTGCCCGTGTTTCCACCATTGCTACGCTAACAGGCGAGGTGGTGGCAGGTGTTTCTGTTGTCCGCAACAGCTATGGCCCGGTGACGGGTCTTGTGCGCGACGACAACGGCGTCCCGCTGCCCTGCATCGTCAGCGGAATGGTCTTGGCTGCTCTGCCGACCGGCACGGTCAATGTTTATGCTCCAGCAACGGGCGCTACAGCCATCCGTAAAGATGGTCAAGTTATTGCCGTCACTGAGTTGGTGGCAGCATGATCGCCCCAACCAAGGACACCATCATGAAATACCAAATTTGGCAAGACAACAAAACTTCTGTGGAATTTGAGTCAGATGCTGACTCTCTTAACGATGTTCTGGATGAGTTCTGTGGCGAGGCTGGCTACCTTGACCATGCTGACTACTGCAAAATGATGGGGCTTGAGTCTAGTCCCTTCAACATTGAGCCAGTTCCAAGTAATGATTCCTATAACGATGAGCTTGACATTTGCTCGGCTTGCAACGGATCTGGCGAAAGCAATTCTGAGGAAGCTGTTTGCTTTAAGTGCAACGGGAGTGGAGAATGCTAGACCATGACATTACTGACAAGATTCGGCACCTGATGTCCCTTTATGGCTGGTGCCGTCAGGAGGCCATGGAATACTTGTACTACGAACCACATGACCCAACTGACTGGATAGATAGCCAATGGGAAGGGGAAAAGCATGGACACTGAATATTGTTGCGAAGCACGGTTTAAGCCGGAAATGGGGGCGGAGGTGGAAGACGGGCAGGTTGTCATTGACATTAGCAATGAGGGTCCAGAGGAGGGATTCACATACGATGACCTTGATCAAGGTAAGTGTCAAGCCTGGGTCTGGGTGACAGTAAGTAAGTTTGTTCCTAAAGATGAGTTCAGTTCTAAAACCTGACGCTTGGCATCCTCAAAGCCCCAGCCAACAATGACTTGATGGCCAATACCTTTGAGGTAAGCTATCCAGTCCTTTTGAACCGGTGACACCACGCCGCCGGTGCTGCGCTTCATTTCTATCCAGCATATCCAGGCAGGGATAAAAAGGTCAGGAACGCCAGAGCTAACTCCTTCAGCCTTCAAAGAAATGCCTTGGCCAATACCTCGATAACCGCCATTTGGCACCGCAAATATACGAACATCAGGGTAACTTCGCCGAAACCATGAGACTAATCTGACCTGTTCAAGGTGCTCACTTGGTAAAGAATCAGACATTGGCTAGACTCCATACTGAATTAATAATTTTCTTCTTTTTGACAATTTTTGGCTTACGATTTAACTTTTCATACTGTTCAATCGTATTCTTCCAGTCAGGTGACAAGTTGTAAACCTTCTCATTACATATTACGATACTAAAAATACAGGCGCGTTGTAAGCACTTGTGTACATTAGTTAGTTGAATCATTGGAAGCTGCTCAGCTACCTGTCGGTAAGTCATTGGACCCTGAGCGTTAATGATGGCGCAAATGGCGCGGATTTGTTTGCCAATCGTTGCCATTAGAAGGGTACCTCCCAAACCCAAAAACTACACTCACCGGGCTCGTTAGCAAATTCCTTTGGCGGTGCTTCATTAAATTGTGAGCAAACCCCGTCCTTAGTGTAGTGGTCGCACGTCGTGCAGACTTGCGGCACTGGTGCATTTAATGTAGCCCTATAAGCTGTAACAATTTCTGGTTCAGGGTGTCTCATATCCATGTCCTTTTTAGTATAGTGAAAAACTTGCCTTCTTTTTTGAATTCTATTGATAATGGTTTTAAGCCCTCAGTCATTTGCTGCGCCATCTGGTGCAGGTCAGCGGTGCCATGTTCCAGCGTGACCTCGGCATGATGCGCGATTTCAGTTAGTAATCGGCGCGACTTCTCCCCTGCATACCCGTCGTGCGTCACCGCCAAGTACTCAGTAACTGGCAGATCTGATAGGCCGCCATAGTACGTGCAACTGAGCATTTCTTTGCCGCTAGCCCTGCTGATGTGCTTGCGCCATGTCCAGCTACTGACCTCCATGTCCACGCCTTCCACGCCCATGATGTCATGATTGTGTAAGCGTAGCGCTGGGCGCTCGGGCTCGGGGAATGCCTCACCGCAAGCTGGGCAAACCCTCACGCTCAGATGGCAGATCTCCTGACAATGGTCGCACACCTTTACTGGCGCTTCGCCCTGCTTCTCACCCTTTTTTGGTGGCGGCTTCACGGCGGTAATGGGGCCATGCTGTTCAACTACGCCTGCAAAGTCTAGGACCAGGCAGTCAGTTTTACCGGGCGCGATCCGCAGGCCACGACCCGCCATTTGTACGTACAGGCCGGGTGACATAGTAGGGCGCAGCATGGCGATCAAATCAATCCCAGGCGCGTCAAAACCCGTCGTTAACACATTGGCATTGGTTAATGCTGTAATTCGCCCTGCCTTGAAGTCGGTCAAGATGCGGTCACGCTCATTGGATGGTGTATCTCCGGTCACGCATTCGGTGGTGATGCCCTCGTTATTCAATGCCTCGGCAATATGCTGGGCATGGGCAACCCCAGCGCAAAACACCAGCCAAGACTTGCGGGTATGCCCCAAGCGCACTATCTCAGCGGCCACCAGCCGGTTCTTGTCAATGGTGTCCACCGCAGCCTGTAACTCAGCTTCAATGTATTCCCCGCCACGCTTATGCACCCCGTCCACCTCCAGCTTGGTACGGGTCAGTTTAGAGCGTAGGGTTGATAGAAACCCCTTGTGAATCAATTCCTCAATGCTAGTAGGTTGAATCAGCGCGTCAAAAATGGCTGGCTTGTCGGTGATGTAACCGTGTCCTAATCGGTAGGGGCTAGCGGTTAATCCTATCACCCTCACATTTGGGTTTGTCCGATAGATGTCCGATAGAAGTGTCCGATAGCCGCCTTCGTCTTTGTGGCTGACTAGATGACAATTATGTACAGCTATTCCATTAGCGAAATAAGAAGGATGTCCACTGACTTGAAGGTTGAATACAAGTACAGGGCTTTCTCGTTTGATATGCGATACATGCGCCACCCGAGGCCCGCAAGATATTGGTCTTTTTTCCTGTCCTGCATTTTCCTCTCTTCGCTGCCGTGACTCCCCCCATCCAATTCGATGCAAATCATCTTTTCCGGATAGCAAATGTCCACTTTGTACGCATTCGGATATGTCCCGTTCAAATGTCCCGCTTTGGTCTTGATTGCATATTCTGCTATCCATCCTTCCCCCAACGCATGAAGCAGTGCTAACTGTGGCAAAGGCAGCAATTGCCCGTTTCCTCCACGTTGAATAGGTTGATGCCTGATTCTTTTCAAAGTTTCCCGCATTCGTTTGCGTGCTTCTGCATTCAGCACCGTCGGGTGTGATTTCTTTGCACACTTCACGGAGCAATGATTTTGCTTTTTCCAAAATGGTTCCGACATTGCTGAAATTACTTTTCCGCTGTCGTCTTTTTTGATCCAAGGTCTGAATTCTGCTCCACAGGCTGGACATATCTTCAATGCGGAAAAGATGCGTTCCGACCTCCAATTGTTCTGCCTTTTGCCATCCACAGTCAGTAAAAATTGGGTGATTTCCGGTACATTCAAATTTTGTTCCATCATCAAGTTCCACAAGTAAAGTTTCTAAAACATTACGGCAGCTAACGGCCTCTACCGTGCCAACTCCGCGTGTATTAAATACTAAGTCATCGCACCTCACTTTGTCAATGTCTATTTGTCCTTTTGGTGTTGAAATCTTGGTTCCAGCAACAAAGCATTCATCAATAACAACCAAGTCAACGTGGCCAATTTCTTTGGATTTTTTTCTGACTGATTGAATGCCAGCGAACGTAATTGGCTCCCCAAGTTCCTTCTGGCGCAACCCGGCAGAGTAGATGCCCATTGGTGCATTCGGCCAGTGGTAACGCATCTTGTCGGCGTTCTGGCTAATCAGTTCACGGACATGGGTCAGCATCAGAATGCGCGTCTCCGGCCAGCTTTGCAGCGCGTCTTTGCACAAGGCGGCAATGATGTGAGATTTGCCTGACCCTGTAGGCAGGACAAGGCATGGGTTGCCCCGATTACCTGCCTCAAACCAAGCGTAAAGCTGGTCAATGGTGCGGGTTTGGTAGTCACGAAGCATGGATAGCCTCAACCTGTTGAATCCTTTTGCCGATCCACGCCATCACTGGCACTGCCATGCTATTGCCTAACGCCTTGTACCTAGGGCCATCAGGTGTTGCCTTGCCCTTGTGTTGGATGTCGGTGTAGCCGTCAGGGAAGCCCTGCAGGCGCTCACATTCCGTGGGGGTGAGGCGGCGGACTTGCATGGTTTGGGTCATCACACCATCATGGCGACCACCTTGACCGCCATATTGGAGAGTGCCAGCCATGTCTACACTTGCGGTGAATTCTTCTGACCAACCAATTGGTTGCGCTACCGCCATCGTTTGATTTTTAACCAGTGTGCCGCTTAGATCCGCAGGATTTCCGATTGGGTCAAGTGCTAATTGCCAAGGGAACGCCATTGCCTGCGCTATCGTGTTATCAAATACGCCACCTGCGGCACAACGTAATGCGCTAACAATATCTGATGTAGTTTGGTTGTAAGCATCAAATGCAATCGGCTGCGCTACCGCATGATGATCTGTTCTTGTGATGGTGAACATTGGGTCACCTTCCTCACCATAGCCACGGCCAATACGGTTTCCTCTACGATCATCAGATGGTCTGCTTCTGATGTTCATTGTGTCAATTGGGATCGGCTGCGCCACACCATGCACCCCAGTTGCGTTGAGCGTGTACATCGGGCCGCCATCAGTAAAACCATCACCGTTGCCACCATTCTCAGGCTTGCGTCCTATGGTGTTCTCAGCAAGAGCAATTGGCTGCAATACAAATGCAGGGTTTTGAGTTTCTCCACCACCGCCTGTATTTTTAGTGATGCAAGATGACAATGAATCTTCCCTGATGCTACCAATCGCTGGCGTAGAAAAAGTTTGCACAGGCACAAACATGGGACATCCCGCATTGACATGCTGATTTTCTAATCCTTGTTTTGTGCCAAAGGTTGTGTCTAAGGTGCTGCTAATCTCAGCTGGCCAACTTACACACTCTTCGTGGTTGTTACGACTGACTGATACAACTTGTGAATCGTAGTTGCCGTTGTGTCCTATTCCTCGTCCCGGCACTCCTTTGTCAAGGGTTCCTGCGACATCGTAGTCACTGACAGGAGCGCCTGTTCCAATGCTAGGGGCAACACTTTCCCTCTTTTTTCTGCTCGGCGCAGGATACCCGCACAGGCTATGGCGCTCAAAAAGAACCGCTGCGGCAGGTCGCCAGTTTCCAAGATATCCGACAACAAACACGCGACGCCTTCGCTGGGCCACTCCGAAGTACTGAGCGTCAAGAACCCGGTATGCGAACCCATACCCGAGTTCCCCCATCCCTCGAAGGAGGGAGGCAAAGTCGAGTCCTCCGTTAGAGGATAAGACGCCGGGGACGTTCTCCCAAACCAGCCACTGGGGCCGATACTTTGCAGCAATGGCAAGGTATGTAAGCATGAGGTTGCCACGAGGGTCATCCAATCCCTTTCGGAGTCCGGCGACACTGAATGATTGACAAGGAGTTCCTCCGACGAGAACATTGACATCTGATTCAATTGACCACTCCTTAAATTTAGTCATATCACCAAAATTTGGCACATCTGGGTAATGATGCGCTAGCACTTGGCATGGAAACTTCTCAATTTCCCCAAACCCAACTGGCGTCCAACCGAGCGGATGCCATGCAACTGTTGCGGCTTCAATGCCAGAGCAAACGGACAGATATTTCATCCTACTATCCTTCCGTCAAATTCCTTCCGCAATGCCATCACTTGCGGGTCAGCGTCCACGCAGGCCGCAGCATTGGCCAACAATTCTTTGGAGCCATACACCCCTTCACCTGGCTCACCGTTGGCAATGCTTTGCCCGTTGATCTCATAGATTGCTACCCAGTCAAGACCTTCAATGCGTTTCCACGGCACCAAGTCAGGATGGATAACGTGAGACTCGCAGCCTGTAAGCTGGGCATCCAACGGCACAATGGCATCCCACTTGGCACAGTGCCAGGTTGAATCTGACAATGGCGTAATGTGAGCGCACGTGCGACAGTTGACCTCTTTGGTGGTCTTGCTACCGTGGCACATATCATGCGCTGAACATTGGCGGCATTCATACCATGTTGGGTCAGTGCTGATGGGTGGTGGCAATCGGTCAGTCAGAGCCAGCCGCTGACCTTTCTCAATTGCCTTCACTGCATGATCACGGTCATACTCCAGGCGCTCGGTGTAGATGCGGTCATCGTCTTTGCAGATGGCCACATACAAAGCACGTTTCAACTCGGTGCCGTGCATATAAACCTGACATTGTGTAAAGTGCATGGGTTTACTCTTTGCCACGCCATTCTTCTCTAGGTCATTGAATGACTTTAGGCTATGGGTTTTGAACTCCAAAACGTGTTCAGTCTTTGGCGCACCGGGTACGCCCTTGCCGATACCGTCTAGGCTGCCGGATACATGACTGCCAAAGTCAACCCGGCGCTGGGTTCCTGACACGCTCATGCCAATGGCCCTCAAGTCGTTAATGATGGTGGCCTCTTCATTAAAGCCGCGCCTAAAAAGTCGCAAGATCCTGCCTTGGAATTTTTCTTGCACTGCCCACCTGAATGACAGCCAAAGCCAGCGTTCGCAGTGGTGGCCCAAAGTGCTACACCCCATATGAGCTCGGGGCTTCTCAGTCCTTGATTGATGGGCTTGGTCAATCAAGGAAGTTATGGTAATCTCTGGCTCTGGAATATTCATGTTGGTGGTTCCTGTTGTATGTTGCTATCTTGACCCCGCCGTCACAAGCGGGGTCTTTTTTTGCTTACTTCTTAATCCAAGGTGGAGCAGACTTGGCCGGTGCAGCACCAGCAGCAGGCCCAACTGGTTTGAACGGTGCAACAGCAGCCGGTGTAACGCCATTTAGTGCGCGGTAGCCTTTGATCTCATTGCCGGCGTACTCGCCCGTTTTGACCACCAGCTTGATGCCTAAGTTCCCGCCAATCAATTGGTCGGTGTTAGTTACCTTAGCAAGGCCGATGGCTCGCATGATCTCTCCAAGCTGCTGGCGTCCAATCTCCTCGGCCTTGGTACTAGCGTTTTTAATGTTCAAATTGCCAAACACCACGCGCCCCTGATGGGTCGGCCCTGTAATGGTGTACTTGCAGGCAATGTACTTGCCGTCACCTGCTTTGGTAGGCTTGACTTCAGCGCCCGTAATGGTAGCGTTGTACCAGCCCTCGGGCAATGGTTCAAAGTTTCCGGTGTTGCCAATGGGGAGAGTGTCAATGCTAAATTCTTCGTCGAGGAAAGCCATGATTAGTCCTTAGAAATTGTGAAAGTGGGGCGTCCAGGGGTGGACGTAATGGCACCAAGCAGGGGCAGGGTTACGGCGTCAGCCGCAGCACCCCATGCCTTTGCATTGATCTCGGGCTTCCAGCGAAACAAGCTGGAAAGGTGTTCGGACAAACCAGCCTCAGCGGCCAGCATCTGCAACTTGTCAGCATCAATCTTCTTGTTGATACGTCCTTCCATCTTAATGATGTAGCCGTCAACCTCACGCTTAAGAGTGCCGTCCAAGTCTTTGGGAATAGAGAACTCAGCGACCATTTGGTCTTCCAGTTCCCGGCGCTCAGCCACCGCAGTAGCCTCCAGCTTTTTGGCATCAAGCCAGCGTTGGTAAAGGGTGCTCATGGCTGCTCCTGACATTCTCTAACGTACTTGGTGATGGACGCTAGCGAGTAACCCGCTTCTTTGACATATTTGGCAAACTGATCCAACTGAGCATCATCCATCTGGTGGATTGCCATGTCTTTCATGTGTTCAACATTAGCAACCAGTTCGCCTGTCCACAAGGCAATTAGTCCGACTGAAGGCTTACTCATGCCACACCCCCAATCTTGTTGATGATCTCGCCTAGATCAGGCGCTTCCCAGGTTCCAAGTTTGCCGCTACGATCCTTGGCAAGCCATAAGCCATCAGAATCACACATCAAAGCGCGTTGGGTGTTGCCCTCGGCATCCTTCTCAACCCTCAAAGCCAAGACCTCATCAAAGAAGTAAGGCAGCGCCTGCCCGGTCTTGTTACCCGGCATTGATGGGCTGTACAGCACACGCCCCATCTCATCTTGGGTCTTCTCCAACTTGGCGGTCATAAGCACATGCTTGCTCGGAAGGTCGCGGAATGAGCGAATGATGTCAGCCATTTGCTCTTGCATTGCACCGTATGCCGCCCTCGGATCTTTGTTGATCTTCTTCTCATGGTTAAGGCAGACTTCAGCAATTTCGGAAATTGAATCTAAAGCCACACTCTTGTAGTCAGACTCCAGTACCCAGCTGTAAGCCTCACGTAAGTCTTCCATTGAGGTAATCTCAATGTAAGGCAAGTCAGCATCTTGGATGGACAGCAAACCCCCCTCAGCTGACAGAACCACTGGGTGTGGTAATGTCTTGATCAAGCTAGTCTTACCAGCACCCGCTTGCCCATAGACAAGCAGCTTGACACCATTGGACGAAATGCCGCCGGTGCGTTTTAATGATATAGCCATATGGCTCTCCTTCAGTTTGCGTTACCGTCTGGACTCAGTTCGTAACGTGGTTGCATTGTAGCACGGGTTCATGTTACAGTGTCAACAACTTTTTAACAAAAGATTGAAAAATAAATGACAGACCTCGCAAGCATCCTCGGTGGCCCTTGGTCGCCACCTCCTCAAAAGCACGTTGATGCGCCTGACATCCAGTTAAAGGACGCCATGCTGGCCGCAGGGCTAAAACCACCAGACGCCATCCATCTTGACGGCAAGTTGCACCGATTTAACTCAGGCACAAAGGGCGAGAAAGGTCACGACAAGCCTGGTTGGTATGTGGTCTTCTCCGATGGCGTACCGGCAGGGCGCTTTGGTTGCTGGCGCTCGGGTTTTGAATCAAGTTGGAAGGCAGACATTGGTCGCAGTCTGACACCGGTAGAGGAAATGGCACAGTCTCGGCGCTTGGCAGAAGCCAAGACCCAGCGTGATGCAGAGCAGAAAAAGACCAGAGAAGTTGCCGCTAACACCGTTGATCTGATCTGGTCGCAGGCAGGAGCAGCAAGCCCTGAGCATCCATACTTGCAGCGCAAAAGCATTAAGACGCATGGCGCAAGGATTACAGGCGACGGCAGACTGATGGTGCCACTTTACTCAGTAGACGGAGAACTCTCTAGCATCCAGTATATTGACCATCAAGGCAACAAGCTGTATCACCCTGGTGGCCAGACCGGCTCAATGTTTTGGATGCTTGGAAGCATGGATGATGCGACCACTCTCTACATTGCCGAGGGCTTTGCCACAGCCGCCACCATAGCGGAGGTCACAGGCCAGCCCTGCGCGGTGGCATACAGCGCCAGCAACCTAGTGCCGGTGACCGGGATCCTGAAAGAAGGCCATCCGACGCTAGACATTTGCATCGTGGCCGACCATGACGCTAGTGGAGTTGGGCAACGCTACGCTGAGCAGGCTAGCGCAAAGTATGGGGTACGCATGACAACACCGCCAGTGCTAGGAGATGCCAATGATTACGTTCAAGCAGGGCATGACTTGGCGCTGCTTTTAAAGCCTGTTGTAGCAACTGACTACCTTATTCATGCAGATAGCTTTTCAGAGCAGCCTGCACCCATTGCATGGCTTGTGAAGCATTGGATACAGGACAAGGCTTTGGTGATGGTGCATGGTCCAAGCGGTGGCGGTAAGACATTCGTGACGCTGGACTGGATGCTGCACATTGCTAGTGGAAAGACTGAATGGTTTGGTCACAAGGTCAGACCAGGCAACATGGTGTATTTGGCTGGTGAAGGTCATCACGGATTGCGAAGTCGGATAGCAGCATGGAAGCACCACAACAACGTTAGCAACTTAAATATGTGGGTCAGCAAGTCTGGTGTAGACCTCAACACCGCCGAGGGGTACCTAAAAGTGGTGGAAGCCATAAGGGCGCTCAAAATCAAGCCTGATGTGATCACGGTGGACACCCTGCACAGGTTTATGGCCGGTGATGAAAACAGCGCCCAAGACGCCAAGACCATGCTAGACGCTTGTGCTGCACTTATGCAAGAGTTTGGCTGCACCGTCATTCTCGTTCACCACACAGGCGTCAGCGAGGAAGCCCAGCACCGAGCGCGAGGCTCATCCGCATGGCGTGGCGCATTGGACATTGAGATCAGCGTAGTTCCTGCTAAGGGTGACAAGTCTATTGAGATCGTGCAGCGCAAGAGCAAAGATGCTGAGATGACCACTCCAATTTATGTTGATCTTGAGTCAGTGGCAATCCCTGACTGGTTTGATGAGGATGGCGAACCCGTCACTAGCGCAGTGATTGTCAAGGGTCAGATGCCAGAGTCTAAGCAAAAGAACAACGGAGAACTTTTTTCAGACTTTGAGAAAGCATGGTGGTCATCCGGCGCAGAAGATCGAGGAGGGGCACCGTACCTTACTAAATCAGTGATGCGTGACTATGCTGTGATTAACGGAATTTCGGCCTTCCCCAAGTCAAAAGAGAAAGGATCTAGGCGAAATTTGATTGATGGTAAAGCACCATATATCACAAAGCTGATTGAGGCCGGATTGATTGAAGCCTATGAGAACGGCTGGATCGTCATTGACCCTGGCACTGCTAGCGGCATGATGCTCAAAAAATAGTTGCAACAAACAATTTACTTGTGCTAAACTTCTTGACATGAACAGACTTACCCAACTCAAAGCTAAGTTGAGGGCCGCTCAGGCTGAACTTGCAATCCGCACCCGGACGCACAACAGTGCATCACGGGCTTATCAAAAGGTGACCGCCCACATCACCGAACTGGAGAAGAAAATTGTTGACTTGGAGAAAGTTTCAAAGTGAACTTCCAAATTACAGTGAGGCTGACTTATTGGCTTTATTGGAGGAAGAACGAACTAAACACCGTAGAGTGTCAATGTTAGAGCGTATCCATCAAAGGTACTGCACTGTGAGAGCCAACCGAGAGCGAATGGAAATATTAAAACAAGGAAAACAACCATGAAAAACTTAAACATCTTCCGCCGCCTTAACGAGCTTGAGACTGCGAACCTGCACCTGCAGGTCATGCTGAAGAGCACTCGAATGGAACTTACGGCACTGAAGAGCGGGGTGACGATCCTGCATAACGCGATACGGCCCAAGCCAAAGGCAGCGCCGACGCCAAAGCCAAAAGTTAAAACAACCAAACAAATATTAAAACAGCAAGAGTACGCACGTAAGTACTACCTCAAAAAGAAAGCCGAGAAGCTAGCGGTGGCATCATGAACCTAACGCAACAATTTAAACGGATGACTAGGCGGCTCACGCCCGTTGAGATGGCAGCTACTGAACTAGCAGAAGCTGAACTGCACAAGCTGGAAGCTCACAGTGCCGTGGAGTACGCCACCAGTGTGGTGAGTTATGAAGACGCACGCATCAAACGGTTACGTAAATTTTTAGCGGACGCGGAGAAACAAACATGAGTGACGCCGAGACAATGACTAGACGAGCCATTGACTTGCAGATCAAGCAAGCGATTGCGAAAAGGAAGTTGCGACCCGAAGCAGTGTGGCTTGCCAAATCATTTGAGGAAGCCGAGGCCAATACCAACCTGTTCATCAAAGCACAGATACTTGTTGGCGCTAAAGATCGCAACCGCGATTTGGGAAGAGCTTTTGACAGGGTAACAAACTCACGGGGGAATCGGATATGACATGGCCTTTCCCCACCCAGCTACCACCTAACCGGCCTGTACCGCCGATGCCATTTAATCCCAGCAACCATGAGGAGAGTCCACTATGAGTAACACAGGAGGCCCAGCGTTTCCGCGCAACATCCTAGACCACGGGCACGGCGTTACTACTACCCACGAATCTGGCATGACCCTGCGCGATTACTTTGCGGCGTTGGCATTGCAGGGAATATTAGCCCATGGCTACACTCGGCATGTCGAGGATTTGTACGCTTGTGACGCTTACGTCATGGCAGACGCTATGCTGAAAACGAGGGAATTGGCTATGCTGAAAGCGAGGGAAGCATGACACAACCAGAAGCCTTGCGGCTGGCTGATTGGATGGAGTGGAACGACGCCAGCATGGAAGTGCCAACACGGAGAGCAGCCGCCGAACTGCGCCGACTCCATGAGGTAAACACTGAACTGCTGGAGGCGTTGGAGAAGCTGGCACGGCTGGGGAACGGCGACCACTACGGCAACAGTGAGGGCAACATGATTGCCCGTGCAGCTATAGCTAAAGGAGAAGCCAAATGAAAGACGATGAAGTAGAAGATTTATTTGCCTACGGCTGGCTTGACACCGCCATCGCCATTGTCCTCGCGCTGCTTGCTATTGCTGCGCTGTTCTTTTTTGCGGGGTACTTAACATGACCAAAGACGACGTTATCCGCATGGCGCATGAGGCTGGGTTGCATCTGGCAACCGATGTGAACTGGATGCCCATTGTTGGCTTTGAGTACGCAGAGAAATTTGCCACCCTTGTTTCCGCTGCCGAGCGTGAGGAGTGTGCGGAGGTGGTGGGTGAGGCTGCTAAAAAGTGGTGGTCAATTCACTGTGCCACCAACAAGCACATGGAAACAACACGCAAAGCCCACGATGCCTTCTGCGCGTTGCAAGCCGCCATCAGAGCAAGGGGAAACACATGAGCCGACTACTACACGCTGCCGCCCGTGGAGCGAGGATACAGACAAAATGGAATGATTCTGTCGTGTGGCAAACAGACAACCAATTTCTTTTTATTGACACTATGCGCCACTACCGCATCCACCCGGATGACGCTCACTTGGCCTATGGCCCGATCAGCACGGCGCTGCGGGAGATGGCTGAAGATCATGGGTGGAATCTTAGCTGGCAGCATCGAGTTGCCCATGCCGCTGCGGATGATTTTTCAGTTAAATTTCATGGTGAGCCTGACTACCCACTTTTTTACTTAATCTTGGCCGAATGCTTGGCCGATGAGGGGATGTGATGACAGGATATTACTGCGTAGTATGCGGTAAGTTTTTACCGGAAGATGAGCATGGCGTTATCGTGCATGACGATGTGCCGCACCCTGTTGATATGGACTTTGGAGACGAGGAGAAGCCGCAATGACACCGCTAGTCAAAGAAATGATCAAGATGGTATCGGTGGCTGATCTTGACCCAACTCAGATGCAATGGTTTGACGTAACCGGAGCAATCAAGGAATACATTGGCTATGACCAACGCAAATACTTGCTCCACCCAGCGCCTTACAAAAACATGATGTTGTGCGGCAAGACAGCGCAGGGTGACTTTATGCTGTCAGTGTTGGCTGAACCAGCGGCAACCATTGTGACGGGTTGGATCATGAAACCAACGGGGTACAAAACCCTTGGGACTTTTCTTTTTGCTGAAGATAACGGGGAGCCAAAAGTTGGACCGGTAGACAAACCAATTGACCCGCAAGACCAGTCAATGATGTGCGCGATTGTGGCTATGTTTTACGCATCGTTGGATATGCCCGTAGAGGCTTACATCCCAACACCACACAAGGCCAACGTAAGCAGAGCCAAGCATGGATTGAGGCCTTTGTACGACTGGCACACAATAGTCATTGAGCCGCCCAAGCCGCAGGCAGAGTCTCGCGGTGGAACACACGCAAGCCCACGCAGGCATCAGGCCAGAGGCCACTGGCGTACATACAAGTCTGGCAAACGGGGCTGGGTCAAGGAATGTTGGCGGGGCAATGCCAGCAAGGGGACGGTGTTTAAAGACTACGAATTGAAGGATGCACCATGACAGGATTTAAATCAAAGCGCCAGATGGCTCAAGCCAAGCTGGACGATGACGATGCACAAGGCTACATCGCAGAGTATGGCACTTTGAAATGCAAATGGACAAAAATTACGCAGCACACATACACCAAGGAGTGTGGTGGCAAAGTGACTTTCTATCTCGGCAAACTGAGCGACCACGTATGTACCTGCGGCAGGAAAGCAGCATGAGTGACTTAAGACAAGCCGCGCAGCAGGCGCTTATTTTGCTGGATAGTGGCAATCCATACCATCAGCAGTTAGCAGCAAATATGCTGATAAAAGCGCTGGAGCAGCCAGAGCAGGAGCCGGTGGCGTATTACCACCCACATAAGGGCTTTTACTGGGCAATGCCTACGCACATTTCAGCACCAACTATTGTTGATGTGCCGCCAATGCCCCTCTACGTTAAATGGGAAGCAGCACAGCGCCCGTGGGTAGGGCTGACAGATGAAGAAGTTGCAATAGCGTCTGCTGAATTTGATACTCGGCTAAAGCTGGCGTTTCATTCAGGAATGTACAAAGCCCAAATTATCTTAAGGAAGAAAAATGATTCAACATACTGACAATTTGATAGCAGCCCTACGCAAAGCACTGGAGCAGCAAGAGCAGGAGCCGGTGTCAATGCGTATGCCAAAAGTGGGCGACAAAATTATCTGCCTAGAAGACGAAAGTCTTGGGGAGGTTGTGTCGCTGACCGCTGGTGGATCGCCAGACATTACCTTTGACGATGGGTCGCGGGGGACATATACGGTGCCTGAGTTTTTGGAATTGTTTGGCTATGTCACCGCAGCACAGCCACCCGCCGAATGGGAATTAATTAAGAACATCTTAGCTGAGTACGGGCTGGACGCCATTGCTTTTGTTGCTCAGTGGAAAGCAGCACAGCGCCCGTGGGTAGGGCTGGAGATTGAAGAGGTGCAGGACTCATACAACTCTGATTACCAAGCGCAAACCCGAGCCGTTGAAGCCAAACTAAAGGAGCGCAATGGATACTGAATACACAGAAAAAACTTACGGCGTAGACCGCTTTCTTCTTGAAGGTTGGTTTTCCATTGAAGAAATTGAGAAGCTGCTTGTGGAAATGAAGGGGAGGGTAATCACACCATCCCTGCCAGCACAACGCCCGTGGGTAGGGCTGACAGAGGAGGAGGTACAGTTTTACATAAAGAAGCACAGCAAGCTGGTCAATGCAGGGTACGACAAAATGACGGACACCAATTTGGTCGCTAAAACATTTGACAGCACCGGCTTTTACAAAGAAGTTTCAGCCGTCTTGAAGGAACGCAATGGATAACTGGCCCTTTCCTACCGAGTTGCCAAAGCCGCAGCCAAACAAGCCCATCCCTTTCAATCCAGCCAATCACGAGGACGCACCGTGGTAAAAGATGATGAGGACTTTGAACGCATCATGCATGAGCAAAAGTACAATATGAGAGACAAGCGCATTGCCAAAGCAAAGCGGGTGGGTGAACCACTGGCAGTGGTCTACTCGATCAAAGTAACACAAAGCCAGCGCATTGCACTGATGCGGCTGGGGCCACAATGGATGAGGAATCAAATTGAACGATCTGCCGAATTTTGCAGCCTGGGAACGGACAACACTGGACAAGTTTGCTTTGGACGCTTACCTGCAGTTACAGGTCCAACAAGATCAAATTGAACAGTTAAGAGGTGACCTCAAAGATGCCATTGCGGCTTACCGAACGCTCATAAAAGAACCCCGCCAAAGCGGGGTAGAAAATTGACAACTGCGTCAATATTTTACTTTACTTTGTCGCGGTTCCTCAATGCTTCTTCAATGTCTGGCCCTTGAATTGGGTTCTCACTACGATTTTGCAGCGCTTGCTCAATGTCAGTAGTCGGTGAAGTCATGTCAAATTCAGTGGCTGCGGGTGCTGGATAGATTGCGCTAGTTGTGCCCGTCACAGTGCCAGCTTCACCTAGTGTAGCCTTGAACTGCCTAGGCGCTTGCTTGGTTGCGTAGTCTTCAATCATTTGTACGGCTGCAGCTACTTCATGCGGGTCTTTAGCCATCAGCATCTCAGCCATTTTTTCAGCACGTGCTTTAGACATCTGGCCAGATCTGATTGCACCCATAACTAGGTTACTCAACGCACCGCTAAAGTTTCCTGTGGCTGCTTTTGCTGCACTTTCAATCATCCCAGTGTCTTCGTCTAAAGACTTGCCAAGTTCAGTACGTCTAGCGGTTGCCGAATTACCTAGAATTTTGTTTGATTCTCCAAACAACTGTGACTCACGCATTAGCGCAGCCTTATATAGTTCAAAATCGGCTGGATTGTCAAACAGCGTTGCTAATTTCTTTTGCATATCTGGAGAGCCAATGACACGTTGCGCCGTATTTGGATTGTTAGACGGCACCATGATAGTGTCATAAATGCTGCGTGCAACGCCAGTCCTAAATGCATCTTTTTCGCCTGTTCCCATTGCATCAACCATCTTTTTGACTTGCTCATGGTCAAGATTCTTAAACTCATCTCTGCCCATACGCAAGGCATCCAAAGTTTCCAAGTCGCCGGCGTATGTTTGCCGGGCAGATTTATAGGCAGGTACGTTTTCATCAATCGCATTGACAAATTGCTTGCGCAAATCTCTGAGCGCTGAAGCTTCTGCTGTGCTCATGCCTTTGCCACGGAACCCGGAGTCAATGGTGGCATCAATACCACGCTTGATGTAGTCTAGTGTCCGTACATCAGGCAGCTTGACTAGATCCAATATCTCGGTGCCATTGGCATCAAATCGACCAGACGGTTTATAAATCTCAGGCAATGCAAACTTCAGTGGATCTTCACCTTTGAGTTTTGCTGTCTGAGCTTCTGTGTCAGCTATAGCCCGAGCCTTGTCAAAGAACGCCTTAAATTGCGGGTTTTTAAGCACCTCAACAATCCTAGGGTCATCAACGTCACCGTGAGCATATGCCTTTTCGTACAGACCTTTTGCATTATTTCTTAGTTGTTCAGTCAGATTGTCTTCCAGGCCGTAATAGTCAACCGGCTTTAGCGCGGCTGTTGTTTGGGCTTGAACACGGTCTCTTGCACCTAGTCTTTGGGCTGTCAAATTCTTTTCAATTACATTACTACCCGCACCAGCACGTTGAGCAACTGCTTCAGCTAGATCTCTAAAAGCGGGGTTCGCATTGGCCACAACCGACGGTACGCCCATCGCCCGGTCTTGTGCCATCTTTGCCGCAACATCTTGAGGATTAACTTTGGCTTGACGCATAGCGTCTGTCATCTTTTCTAATGCCCGGTCTTGCACAACTTTGGGGGTTGAGAAAAGACGCTCCTGAAGCCATTTAGCAGCACCACCAGTACCGCGTAAGGCTAAAGGTAGACTAACACCTAGCCCACCTCCAATTAATGCCCCACCGCCTGCACCACTCATTCGGTCGCCTTCGGTAGCTGAGCCAGCGCCTGATATAGCTCCACTTGCTGCACCCAATGCGCCTAGTCGTGCTAAGCCTGCCGGTTGCATACCAGGCACAAACATCATAGCTACACCCGGTGCAGCGCCGCCAACGAACTCAGACACACCTTGGGTGATGGGATACTGCTTAGCGTACTGGCCGTACTCACTACGTATTTTTGGCAACAAGGTTTCATAAGACTCATTGCCTAGCTTTGACCTCAGCCAAGCCTCAGCCTCATCGCCCCAGCCCATGCCAAGACCTTGACCCAACACCGCACGGGCAGTGTTGAGGTAGGGGTCAACTTTATCAGCCATTATTCAATCTCCCCTGTGATTGATGGGGTGGTATCTCGGTAACCACCTTCATTTATACGCTTGAGACGTGCCTTAGCTCGTTCTTTGACAGACTTAAGTGCTTCATAGCCACTCATCATAATCTTGCCACGTTCTTCTATGCTCTTTGAACCCAAGCCCACAGTATTCATCAGAGCCTTGCGCTCACCATCAGAGATTGCACCTGGGAATGTAGCTTTAAGAGCTGAGAGCGCTGCCCTCTCAAGAATGTTTTCTAGCTCTCGCGTAGCTATAACTTTCGGGTCTTTACTACCAGCAGCCTCAAGAGCTTTCCGTTGTACGCTGTCAATGACCGATGTATCAAAAGTATTTGGGTTGAGAGCAAATGCACGACGCAAGTTAGCCATAGCTTGCTCAGTCTGCCCAATCATATCTTCAGCATCAACCTTGAGTTTCATCTCAGGGGCTGTAAGTTTGGCGGCGTTCTTTTGTTGCTGCTCAAACTTTTCTCTAGCAAGTTGTGCAGCTGCGTCACCCTTAGCAATACTAGCCATAGTCGCTTGAGCAGCAGCAACGGAGGCATCAACCCCAGCAGTCAGCTTCTTAAACTCTTCGTCGGAGATGGTTGTCACGCGAGCTTGAAACTCAGGCGAACCTTGTACAAACCCTTCATCAATCGCTCGCTTCCCTGCAGATGACTGGGCTTCGCCGGATTTGAAATATTCCTTAATCAACTCACGTTGATAAGCTGCTTTATCCCTCATCTCTTCGCCTGTCAATGCTCGCAGCGCGTTGACATCTTCTCTTGCTGCAGCCATTCCTGCTTTAGCACCTTCTAAGCCAAGTTGCAGCCTGAGTGCTTGATCCGCTTTGTTTGACAGACGTGTCTCTTTGGATTGCTCAGCCATGCTCTTATTTGCTTCGGCCAAACCCTCAGCAAAATGCCCGGTCTTTGTAGGTGCGCCAAACGCAGCGGCAAGACGGAAGTACGTTTCAGCTTTTGACGGGCGACTGTCTTCTTGACCTTTGATTGCATCCTGCAGCATTTTGTTAAACGCAAGCGTCCGGCTATTTGCCGCAGCCATAGCAGAACGCAGTTCGACTGCATAGGGAGATGCTTGGGATTGGTTGGCCATTAGCATCTGTTGCAGCGCGGCCATGTTTGGACTCATTGCTGGCTTATCAGCGCTGATGTTTATTACCGGAGCACCAAGCCCATTTTGAAGTGCATCCGCCCTGATCATGTCCATTTGAGACTGGCCAGGATCAACGCTGCCTGAAGCAAAGCTAGGTTGGAAACCGGGCTCTTGATATTTGCTAGCTAAACTTTGCAAGCGAGGATCTATCGGAGGGACTGAATAGCCAGGGCCAGTTGCAACTTCATCAGTCTCCCCATAAAGCCGAGAATCAACTGGGCCACCACCCTCATAGCCTTTTATGTAACCGCCTTTGGCATAGTGACCGATGTAACCGCCTTTGGCCATATAGCCACTGCCGTTGCCGCCATAATTACCGCCATCATTACTACCATTATCTGAACCCCCCCATCCCGGCGCAGTACCACCAAAAGGATCGGGGGCATTTGGATCGCCTTGTGGCACACCCCCACCCCCGGGGCGTCCATTGAACGCTGCTTCCGCTTCTGAAATACCTTCTGGGTTAACGTCTGGCCCGGTAAAATCAAAAATTGCTGGACCACTTGGAACGCCTAGATAAGCACCCTCCTCAGACATTGGAGCGGTCATAGCGTTAGGTGTTGCAAGCCCAGTACTCAAATTAGTACCTGCAGCTGCATCACCGTACAAGCCGGTTTGACCTTTATTACCTTGACCTTGCAGCCCTGTGGCCGGATCAACTCCGCCACCCGGAACACTGCTACCTAGGTAGGCTTGGTCTTGCAGATAACCCCCTATCGTGGTTAATCCCAATTTAGACGCAATCTTGCCAATTTTGTCTGTTGTATCCCAATCAGGTGTTGTAACAGTAGGTTTCTCTCCACCAGCCGGAGGTTCAACTACAACAGGAGTAGTAACAACAGGATTGTTTGCAGCAGTCTGAAGGGCAGCCGCTTGTGTTGGGGTGCTATAGGTAGGCTGATTCAGAACCGTTCGTGCCGTAGTAACAGGCAGAGTAGTTGGGGTGCGGCTAGCTATTTCTCCAAGTGCAGACTGCCTAAAATCAGCGTACTCTTGCGGAGAGATTGTGTCGCCAAACTTGCTTTTCCAATAAGCCAAGCCGGCAGGGTCAGGTGCTCGGCCTAATACATCTTGGTACATCTGAGAGTATTGATCACTGTACAAGCCGGTGCCTGGGCTGCTCATGCCTAGTTTTTGATACTGCGGCGAGTCATACATAGACGTTGTAGCCAAACGATTTTTGTAGTCGTCTGAATACGTCTTGTATTTGTCTTGATCAGACTGGTACAACGGCAAATCGGCATTGTACTTGGCTAATAAGGCATCATAGTTTGCCTTATCTATCGTACTAGCTGTAGCTGATAAATCAGCCGGTTTAACCGGCGCTTGCATCCCAGAATAGGAAAGTACCGGAGTGCTAACCCCATATTGCTGCATCAGTCGATCAAGTTCATAGCCCATGGTATGTCCCTAAAATAGTTTTATTGACCTGCTGCATTTAAGCCTTTGTACGTATAAAGGCCGGTTGCAAGTTGTGACAACGGTGATGGCGCAAACGTGGTTGTAGCGCCACTGGTGTTTGTTGTTTGCGGCGTAATCGGAGCCATGCCTCGGATTTGCGTGCTAAGAAAGTCAGCTTGCTGCCTAGGATAAAGCTGTTGATTCTGGAACTGTTGGTAAGCGGCATTAAGCTGAGCCTGTTGCTGCGCTTGCTGAGATGCTCCTGCGGCTTCTAAACTTGCTGCATCTGCTGTTTGCATGCCTTGGCGTTGTTGAGCCATGCTAGCCATTTGGTTCAGCGCTGACATTTGCCGTGCGGCATCTGTTGTAGCAAGGCTAGCATTATTGACGCCCATCTGGCCATACTGGGCAGCTCCTGCTTGAGCTTGAGAAATAGCTTGTGCTTGAGCACCAGAAATTGCTTGCCCACTAGCAAGCAGCGCCTGTTGTTGAGCTTGCGTCATGCCAGCAATGTTTTGGCCGATGTTGCCAATCTGTTGAGATGCTTGCAACTTCCTTGCTGCATCCTGTGCTTGGGCTGCTTGGGCTGCTTGGGCTGAACTGAGTCCAAACTGCTGCTGAGCTTGTCCTGCCGCCGTTTGCGCTTGGCCAACGTTGGTAAGATTTTGCATTTGAGTTGACGTTAACTGACCCGCAGTTTGACCCAAGTTGCCGTACTGGCTAGCACCTTGCAAAATGCGTGACAAATCTGCACCAGAAATAGATCCGGCTGTTCCGGCCAATTGCGCTTGCCGTGCAAGGTCTGCCTGTGAAGCACCAAGTGCTTGGCCATAACCTGATTGCAACGCTTGGGCTTGCTGGTTAAGCACGGACTCTTGAGTGTCTCGCAGCGCCCTAGATCCAAACTCACCCATGCGGTTACCACCAAACTGCCCCGCACGAACAAACTGATCTGATACGGCAGGTAGCAGATTTTCAGATAGGTTGCGTGCACCTAACTTTGCTATCTGATCAGTAACATTTTGGTTGTACGGATTCATGTACTGACCAACATTCTGAGCAGAACTTTGAGCTGCAGCCTTCATGTAAGGGTCAGCCGCTGCAGCCGCTCTCTCAGACAAAGATTGTGCGGTTGCTGATCCAGACTGGTTCAAGTATGGGCTAGCAGCGCCAAGGGCATCCATCCCAGCAGCTTGGCCGTAAAGACTCTGTCCGGCTGCCGATGCTGAAGCTGCTAAGTTAGGATTCAAATATTGATTTTGAGCAGCCTGAAGTCCGGTTGCCGTGTTGATATTACCAGCCTCGCCTGCCTTCATGTAAGCGTCTGTCATGTATGGCTGTGCGGCAGTCAGTCCACTCATCCCCGCCGCTTGTTGCGCGTAGGGGGTGATGGTATTTGTAGCGTCCATGTAACGGCTATTTAGCGCGTTCAGTACGTTAGATTGGGCGCTAAGCCCTGCTTGCCCAGCTTGAGAGCTTGCATTTGACCCGGTCATGTTTTGCATGCCGGTTTGTGCAGCTGCCATCTGAGGCGACCATGACCCCTGGTTGGCTTGAATATTTGTGTAAGCCTGTTGCTGAAGCGGTGAGAGACCGGCAGTAGTCGGTAAGGTGTAGCCTTGATACGGCGTGTTTGCAATATTTTGCGCTAGCTGGATCTGGTTATAGATCGCATCTTGCATCCACTTCGGCGTCTCAGTCGTCGAGGTTGCATAAGAAGGGGCGCTTTGTGGAGACCCAGTAAATAGACTAGCCATCATATCCCCCGAATGTAAGAAAGTGGAGACTTGGCATCAGAACTAATTTTACCTGCTGCCAATGCTTTGCCTTTGTGCTTCCGGATTTCTTGGCGCATTTGGTCAAGTTTTTGTGCTCCGGCTTTGCTAGATCCGTCTCCGAGTAAAGCAACAGTTTCTGCGTCAATTACATACTCGCCGTCGCTCAGCCTTGCATCAATCGTGTCATCACGACCAGTCCCTGAGCCTTTGGCAAAATAAGCAATCTGCGACAGTGGGCCACCTTTGGCCATGCCAGTAGGCTTATTATAAGTTCCTGAAGTAACTTGAGGCCAATTCTGAGCCATGTATTGCGAGAGGCTCATGTTTGCGTTTGCAGCATCCCGTTGCATCTTGGGCCAATCCCATTTGATGGACGGTCGGTTAAAATATTCTTGTTGCTCAGGCGACATAGATTTCACAGCTTGCTGAGCTTCCGATGACCCAGTAGACATCAGTCCAGCAAGCGGCAGTAAAGCACCTATTTTGTCAAGACCAAACCCTGATTTTGCCGAGCTACTAGCTGGTTTGGCTAAGTCATCAACTGCGGCTTGCGACGGTTTAAGCATGCCTGAAGCCAAGCCTGACAAAGCACCTCCGGCCAAAGCCGTCTGTGGGTCGTAGCCAGCTACCATTGCATTCTTGAAATTCTCACTGCCAGCAGCTAAGCCTGTGCCAAGGGCTCCCTGAGCTCCTGTACCCGCTACTGCATTCCCAAGATAGCTTCCTAAAGCCCCTTGAACGGCACCCTCCAATGGGCCGCGACCAGTAGCCATACCACCCACAGCCCCAGCAAGCCCACTACCAAGTAGACCCTGAGTGGCTGCTGTTGCGTTGGGGGCAAACATTTGTCCAAGGTTATTGCCAAGACCTCCGCTCATGCCACCCATGATTGCACCCTGAAGCGGATTGCCGCCGGTTATGGCTGATGTGCCAGCACCAATCAATGCACCGCCTAGAGCCGGAGCAAATGATGCAGAAGCACCAAGGGCTGTACCCAGCGTAGTTCCAATTCCGGGCGCAATAAGATCTATAGCAAACGGCAAAACCACTTTAAACAAGTCACCAAAATCAAAGTATTCTGGCAATCCGGTGCCTGGATTGATTGTCCCGCTGCCACCAGCTTGCTGCAACATCTGGGCTTCACGTGGATTGATGTGCGCTAGCATCGTGTCGCCACTGCGCCCTGCTCTGCGAAGCTGACGGGCGGCAGATGCTAGGCCGCCACGAGCCATTTGTTGCTTAGACCTCTCTTGCAAGCCATACAACACGACTAGCACGGAGATCAAGACCACAGGGTTAAATTGCTCAGGCATGTCCTCAGCATGAACCAGCTTGTCTTTGATCAGAGCTTCCCTAATTTCTGGGTATCGGTCTTTGTTGTTGAGCGCAAACTCAAGCATCTTGACCATCTCATCAAGCTGCTCAGGCGCAATGTCTGTGTCACCCATTTTTTGCTCAACGGCAAGCACTGCTTGCGAAAAGCGTGGGTCTTTTTTGGCTAAATCTAAGATTTGCTGCTTATTCATTTTTTGTCCTATGACAAAGTCTGGCAGAAACGTTCTGCCCACTCACGCCAATCTTTAAAGTCGTATGGTCTTGGAAAATTATGGCCAAGTGAGGTATTGTTCAAAAATTGCATAGCCCAGTCTTGCCAGTTTCCATCCTTGTCCAACCTACCAAAGGCACCATAACTATCTAAATCAAGCGCGATCTGGTCGGCCCAATCATTAAGCTGCATGTACGATGGGCGTGTTACGGTGGTCATTCCAACACCGTCCGGTCGCCAGAATCAATGTGGCCAATAATTTGGCCCATCTGGTAGTTTCCACCCACAGCGTTAGATTCAAAACGCACCCGCAACTCTCGGCGCATTTCCTTCATCATGACAATTTGCTCATAAGGCTGCGTAGCTGTTTCTTCAAAAATCCACTGCTGACTAAGCACCTCCGGAGCCCTAGCATTAGCGCGGCCTGTTACCTGCACGCTCATTGGGCCAGACTGAATGAAATCAGGTTCAATCGTAGTGATGCGAAGTCGTGCGTCATTGCCCTGGACAAGCGATGACAAGTCAGCAGTTTCAAAGTATGACTGGACAGGCGCTGATGTGGTGCCATCAATTTCGTCCGTGCCTTGCTCGTGAATCCAGACACGATAGCCGCTTGTTGCAGGCAATGCGTCTACCAGCAAAGGTGATGCAAAAGCGTTGTTAAAACCACCTGCACTGCGGCCTGATGTTGGCAACGCTGTGTCATACCAAGTCTGCTCACGAACGTTGTAGATGACCGCATGCGTGCATTCTGTAGCGTCATCCCGTGGGTAACACCACCAGATCTCACCATAGTACGGCATCTTGAAAGCAAACACTTTGCTGCGCTGGCTCTCGTTCAAATTGTTGAAGAACCAGTTTTGATTCAGCGTGTTTGGTACGTCACGGACAACTCCGTTAAACATCAAGAATCGATCAACACCGGCCCAGAAAAACACACCGTCGTAGTCAACCACACAGTCCTCAGACATGATTGATGTGTCGGTAGCAATCACGTCAAACTGGAATACGGTAGTACCGCCTGAAAATGTGGCACGGATTACAGCGTCATAAGCCCAGAATAAACCAGCAGGAGCAGAACCTGAGCCTGCTCTCAGCGGCATACCTTTAACAATCTTTTGCCCCCATACGCGAGCAATGCCAGAACCGGAACCAGATAAATCATTAGGGCTTCCTGGCACAGACCAACCCACAATCCCTGCTGTGCCATAGTAAAACAAGTAAGGGTGTAGAGATACGATGCCGCCAGTTGCATTGGCCCCAGAAGGCAGAAGAATTTCGGTTAAAGGGGCAGTCGTTAAAACATCACCAATAAAGATCTGGCCACCAGCATCATTACATATACATTGACCATTAGGGGCTACATGCGCAATGATTGAGTTGTCGGTGGATGACGCACTGTACATGTACTGGAACATCCATTTGTTGTACACCGAGTTCACCAATGCTGCGCTACCGCCTGTCATGTTGGTTGTTGAGGCCGTAAGTGTGGTCAGCGTTGCAGCAACAACAAAACCATTCACAGACGCACTTGCAGTAGTTGCCGTAATGGTGACCGTGTTGCCAACAGCCACAGCCGTGTAGTCAGGCGATGACGTAAACGCCGTGATGTTTGCCGCAAGGGCAGTAGCTGTAACGGCTAGGCTAGTCGTATAGGCAACAGAACCTGAAGTGATGGTTACACCATTGACTGTCACGCTATTGATTGAGCCACCAGCGCCGGTCAATAAAGTAATCGTGCCTGTTGCATAAACAGCGACCGGAACACGGCTGCTAATGATTGAACTGTTTTTGCTACTGTCAATCGTAAAGCGCTCTAATGAGCTAGTACCACCAGAGTGGCAATACTGCAAACTCTGTTGGGTGAATGAGGTAAAGCCCCGCGATATTTGAGACAAATATTTATTGATTGACCTATAGCCGCCAATCTTGCGGGGCAGCCCACGCTGAAACCGCACCCACTGGCCATCGGTGTAAAAATCACCGTCAAATTTAGTCCCGTCCCGTTTAATTCCAGGAGCAGACTTTAGTACAACGGTAGGTACTGGCATTTAGAATGTCCCGCCAACGACAACGCCTGCTGGCGCTATGCCTAGGGCTGTCCAAGCTGCTTGCTGAGTTGCCGCAATAAAGATGGCATCACCAGTAGCTGTAGAGCCCAAGTTGATACGAGCACCACCAGCGGTTGTAGCCCCAGTGCCACCGTCAGCAATTGAAATTGGAACAGACACTGTGCTGGTATCAGCATCAACAACGTCTGTCCCATTGCAATAAAATATGCCTCTGCTAGCGGCTGCAATAGTTACGCCAGTCCCAGCCGATGTTTTTACTGTCAGCGTGTATGCGCCTGTGGTGGCGTTTGTCACCCAATATTGCTGCACCGTAGCCGGGACAATGACTACCCTATTCCCTGTCAAAACGCCGGTAAAGTTGTAAGCAATACGATTCAGTTCTGATCCGGTTAAAGTGTAGTTACCTGTACCGGCAATTGAAATTGAGGTGTAGTCAAACGCAAAGGTTGAAGACTGGCCAAATCCAATCGTGAAGTAGTTAACCCCATCGGTAGCAATGATTGCTGAATCGCCTGGATTGAAATTTAAAGTTGCCGCACCATTGATGAGAGGGGTTCCTGATGGATCTACTGTGACAGATCCACCGCCGCCATTGCGGAAGCAGAGGAACCAGTTATCACCCATCGTGGGTGCGGATGGCAACGTCAATGTCCCACTGCCTGAGCCTGTCCACACAAACATCTTGGCACGATCAGTGACGCCAGCCGTATAGCTCGTATTGAAGTTGGTGATTGGCACGGACTGTGATAACACAGTCCCAACAGCCACGATACCGGTGCCAGCGAGCGCTGATGCATTTGCGGTAGAGGTGGTAGACCCAAACTGCAAAGTCTCCCAACTGCCGGCAACTGTCGTGTTGTTCGTTAAATAAATTTGCCAGATCGTTGCAGAAGCAATTGATGCTACCTGTACACCTGCCGCATCTTTGACAATAAAAGTGAAAGACCCTTGATTGTTGAATAGGATGGTCTGGCCGGTGCCGGTCTTTTTGGCGTCAGGCAGTGTGATTACGTAACTGCCGGCTGTGGCGGTCACGTCCATAATGCGAGTGGCAAGGTTTACACTTGTAGACGCCTCAGTTGGCCAGCTGAGTGTGATGTCTGCACTTAGCGTAACGGCGGAGTAACTGATCTCACTTGGATATATGTTTGCGCCGCCAAACACGTCGTTATAGATAGGCATTATGCTTCACTCCGGTTGGCTGAGCGGTCAAGAATGCGCTTCAAATCTTCGCCATTTACTGCTTGCGCTGCTCGGTCATACATGGCTTGCCAAGTCTGGATTCGCTCATCATTTTTTAAGAAAGGTGTGGCCTCAAGCAAGGCGGCATACAGCAGCACATCTGGGATGTACTCTGTGACCCAATTCGTTTGGAAATCGTCACCAAGAAACCGCGGCTGCTCGTAGTACAGGATCTCTAGCGTTTTGGCTGCAGCCGGCGTCGGCGTGATCAGCCAGTGCTGATAGTCATAGTCAGCGTAGTACGCCGGATTGCCGGTTGTCGCCTCCACGGGCCAATAGTTGCGCAGGTATTCGTAGGATCTTGCATAAATGGGGATACCATCCACGGTCATTGACACCGTATCGCGCCAGCGGTCAGGCTTGAGGTATACCGCTACTCCAACGGACAACGGGGTAGTGATTGCGCGAATAAACCCTTGAATCTTTAGTTCGCGGGAAATCCTGCGCTCGCCCATGGTCACAAGCCTAGGCAGCTGCTGGTAAACAATTTGGTCGCTAGCTTCAGTAAACCCGCGCTCTAAATATCGGCGTAGGTCTACTAACAAACTATCGTAGGTCATCACATATGCCATAATTGCCTCGTTGATGACAGCAGCTGTTGCAGCATATGCTCAGATAAGAATTATAAACCCAATTTGGGAAACAAGCGTCATTTTTTATTCCTTGCAGAAATTGATTTGGCCTTAGACCGTGCATCTTCCTTGCTGCTAGCACCCCACGCTTTGAGGCTAAGCAACAATCGAGTGGGCTCGCCGTCTTTGCGTTCTGGACCCGGCATATTGCCCATCCGTGCTAAGAAGGATGCCCGACGTGGGTTATCGCCGGCCTTGACGGGTGGCCTCAATGTGCCGCCAGTCTCTGAATGGTAAGCAGCCCGACCTGCAGCGTTTAGGCCACCCTTTGGATTTTTGCCAGACTCTTTCATTTCTTTTTGGCAGTCTTTGCCGAGTCTTTAAAATCTTTGGCAGTAGGTGCTGCCTTGCTACCAACCTTATTCATCTTCTCTTTGCTCCCAGCCTTAATGCGTTCTTGCTTGGCGTGGATGTTTGCGTAAAGTCCGGGTTTCATTTGTTTCTCCTAAGATAAAAATAAAGCTCGTTCGTCATTGCGGCGTTTAACTAAACCTGGCAGGATTTTGCCCCCGCCCCGTGTAAACTTCAAGAACTCATCAGCCGCTTCCACCTCTCCCCGAAGAACCTTCTGACGGAGCGTTGACCGCTGAACTCCTCCCAAACCAAGATTAAAAGCAAAGCTGCACAGAGCATCAAACTGACCTTGGGCCAGCACCATAGGAAAAAGTTTGGCGACCCCAACCTCAAATCGGCGGAGATCAGCACCAAGGATTCCATCTACTTCGGCTCCTGAAAATACGCGGTTATCTTCCGCTTTAAGCGGGAAAGCGTCTCTTTGATCCAGTGGTAAACGACCTTGATCGGGGTATAAAACATGGCCAACTCCTATGGTCCAAAGTTTTGCTGGGCAACGGTAAGGCTTTAGCCGCACCCCCTCGTGGTGCTTTATAAGTTCTTTGCACCGCTGGGAGACTTTCACTCCTTGCCGCCTTTAAACGCTCTGCCCCCGAAATGAAAACTGATGATTGACGCAAAGATGATCTGGGTGTCAGAGTCCCACAGCTTGGTCAACAAAACATCAAAGGCCACCCCGTGGTTCCAAGCGTAAACAAACCCGCCGATTTCAACAAACGCAAACAGCAGGAAGAAGCCATACGTCAGCAAAGGGCGTACACCAGCGCGGAGATTGACCATCCACTGGCTGGCACCTTGCCCAATAGCTATGTCATGTGCGTATAGTGCAGCCCGTTCTGATGCCTCTGCCTCAATGGCTTGGCCCTCTACCCTGATCTCTTCTACCCTTTGTTGGGCTTCAAAACCTGCTTTACGGAGTTCCAGTTCACGTTCAGTCTGAAGTCGCGCCATAGTCAACTCATGGCTCTTGTCGGCACGATCTTGAAAGAACCCAAGCAGCTTGGGCAGGCCACCAGCGAGGAAGGAGATCAGGGTTGAAAATAGAGTTAGCATGATCAGCCTTTTAGGTCAAAACTCAAGTTGGCATGGCGGGGGTATTGAACAACGCGCTCACCCTCCGGGCATTTGTATTTGATTGTTGCCAGCAGTGTGGCTGTGCCGGGTGCAATCTTTTCTTTTCTTACCATTGTGAGTTGGTAAGTAAACGTGTCAATCGTTGGCCCCGCTGGGCCGCTGAATTTGCTTGCCGTTGTCGTTGCTTCATGTACCATACCCGCCGCATCACGGACGCTTGGGGTAAAGCTCTCTACCGAGCAGTCATCGCGTTTCTTGATCCGGGCCACTGTCACATTGATAGGCTGGCCAGCCGCCGCAGTAATCTTAAAATTCTCAGGCGACCACTCAAGGATAGCCCGGTCAAACCAACCAAACTTGTCGGCAAGCGTGTAACCGCCGCCAATTGCTGCAATGCTGGCTGCGACTGCTCCGATGGCTTTGGTTACGTCAATCATTTGTCCCTTTTGTTCCACATCATCGCCCAAATGTCAGAGATGCGTAAACGATGGCTGACATAGAGACGATTAAGACACCCGTAGTTTTCATAATCACGCCCTCAAGCCTTTTGAGCCGCGCATTGATCTGTGCATACCGTTCTGCACACACTGCCTCATGGCTCGTCAATCGGATGTCAATATCGCTCATGGTGCGTCCGGCCAAGTTATGGTCCAAGGAAATCCTGCTTGTGCAGTAATATCGCGCAGTGCTTGGCGGTAGGTTGCCCATGCTGCTTTATCCGCAGTGCTGTCGGCAATCTGAGTCCAATCGCTGTCCTTGAGCTTGTCGTCCCGGCTGGTGCGTACAGACTTGGCTTGCTCTGCGTCTTTCATGGCCTTGTACGCAGCCTCTTGTTCGGCAGCTGTTGTCTCGCCGTCTGTAAAGACAGGCCCAGCGATGTACTTGGTGTACCACTTGCCATCAAGCTGTTCAACCCCGCTGCGTTGGCTGTACTGGTACGGCGGTGTGGTTGTGGCCTGTGGGCCTTCCAGCACGATGTCGCCACCGTATTGGTTGATAAATTCCTCGGTCAGCGGTGTACCAAAAACGGCACCCTGCGTCTGGGCGTAGGTGCGGAACTCGTTGTCAAATACAACTGAGCCTGATTCTCTGATTCGGATTTCCATGATTACTTTTTCCTTTCGTGCCAGCGTGTGCCGGATGCTCGTTTAGAAAGATTTAAAGTGCCGTTCACGACTTCCCATTCCGGCTGAAACTTCTTTAATGACCCCCAAGAACTACCAAACCTAACCAGAGCTTGGTCGCGTGTCGCCTCGTTTTCAACAGCCCAATCCAAGGCTTTAAATAGATTTTGTCTTGCAATCTCAATTTGTTTTTGCCTAGCTTGCTCCCAATTAGGCTCATGCCCATTTGCTTTGCGTGTTGCAACAGCTTTTGCCCTTACTTCAGGCGTAGCCGCTTTTGTGCATCTGTCTGCAATAACCTCCGGGGTTTGCAGCCAAACTTGGTGTTTTTTTGCACTTTCACTTTTTGACAAGCCTTCTTTAATTCTTGCTTTGGCTTGCTCTGATGCTTTTTTTCCACGCCTAGCATTACCCCATTTGCGTTTAGTTTCTTCAGAATGTTTCTGACCAAGAAACCCACCTACAGAGTTTTTGTGCGCGTTATATAACTTACCTGTGTCAAAAGTAAAATCCAAAACAAAAGACTCTAATTCATCCAATGTTTCAGATTCAGAGGGCCACACAAGAGCAAAATCAAACTCTTTTTCTGTCCGTGTACTCCACGAATGTTGAAGCCGTGGGTTCATGTGCCGACCCGCTCTCAAGTCTGACAAATGCCTGCGGCGGCGAGAAGACCAGTCTATAGTGCGTCCGTAATAGACTACACCTGTAGATAAATTTTTAATGTGGTAAACCCCGCTGTTCATGTCTAGGCCACCGCAAGGAAAATGTAGGAACCGCCATTTGCATTAAAGTTGGCATCGGAGCTGACCAACTGGAAACCCGTTGTTACGGTGTAAACGTTATTAGCATTTACTTCGGCAGCAGTGCTATTTAGGCTTAAATAGGGGTCAGTGCCAGAAACCATGCCACGGGCAGTATCTACTACGCGCCAATCACCCGTTGAGTCCGTACGCTTTATGAGCACAAACCTCGCCCCGCCTGTAAAGCCGCAGTTGATGGTCTGGGTTGTGCCGTTTCCTGTGTAGCTGCCTACTTTAGAAACACCCGCACAAGTGGCAAATAGGTAGGCTACGTAAGTGCTACCTGATACGTTAAATGTGTTATTACTTAAAGAAAACGAAGTTGTAGTCGGGGATGTTACATAACTGGCACCTACTACTGAGTCATCGTCTGACGTATTAAGGTACATGGATTTACTAAAATTACCGTAGGACACGTTCCAGTCAGAAGTGTTGCTCCTTCTTTTATTAATTACTATTTCAGGCGCAACAGTCAAGTTATGCGTCACAGTCGTAGCACTCCCAGTCCCCGTATAGCAAACCTCATCAAAGAAGCCGGGGGCGCGTTGAAAGTTGTAATTGACCGAAGAAAATCCAGAAAACCCCGGAGAAATTTGATAACCTGTATTGTTAGCGGTGTTTGTATAGTCGCCTGCTGTTTCAGCACTTGTGTCACTTGTAAACAATGCGGCGTCATAGGGTGATGTATTAGTAGAAGCTAAGCCCCTGAGTCTATCGTAAACCAAAGTTCCCAACGTAATTGTTCTCCCCTTCATCATCAACATATCAACAGGAAACCCTGTAGTAACAACTTGATTAGATGAATATGTTGCGGTTTGCGGACTAAACACCTTAGTCGCATCCGTAGGCACTTTCATCGGGCCACGGCGTATGGCTATGTAGATGAATGTATCCCCCGGCGAACCTGTACTGCCAGCCCTAATGCTAATACCCGTAGCAGTAGGCACAAGTCCGAACCCGCCGTTGACTTCAGCGTTAGCAAGATTTGGGTATAAATAAGCGGCACTGTTTGATACAGTCATTCCTCTCATGCTGTCTGTCAGTTGCCAATTAGATGTTCCATTGGTTTTCTTGGTCAAAAGCCATTGAGGTTCATATCCAAGGTTTATTATGTCTGTGCCGCCTGTAAGCGTAAAGCTCCCACACGAAATTACATTGTCCGTACCCGTCAGGCCAAAGCCGCCTGCGTTGTGGGCAAAGAGGTAGGCTACATAGGTTTTACCAGAAACATTTGTTAGGTTGTTTGCAGTAGAGTTATTGCCACCACCTACTTGAAACGTAGTGCTGCTAATGCCAGAACTGGTAATAAAGTAGTTAAAAGTAGTCCAAGCATCCGTTAGGTTTAACTTTCCAATCTCAAACGGTATGGTTGTATGCCAAACAGCCCAGTTTTTAACTTCTGTTGTACTTTTAATAATTACACAGCCCGGAGTTGATCCAAGACTATGGGAAATAGTTTGGTTTGTTGACCCATCGCCCGTATACGTCACAACATCAAAGAACTTTGGCTGCTTGCGGAATGTCCATGAGACAGCGGTTTCTGATGAAGTAAAACCAAAAGAATCGGTAAACCCATTAGAATTAAAAGCAGAAAGTGCTTGGTAATCTGCTGCGGCATTTGTTGTATTGCTGACTAATCCGCTTGAAACGCCTCTAACAGTATCATAGAGATAGTTGTTATTTACAGTATTTCTTCCCTTCATCCAAACCAATCCACCCTTACCAGACAAGTCAATCCCATTAACAATAGGTATAGATAATGTTCCATTACCAGTCCATAGGTACGTACTAAACACATCCTCAATGTAGTTAGGCGATAGTCCCGCCGTAGGCCAGACACCTTGCTGTTGGTACTGCAACTGCTGGTCAAGCGTCCAGATACCCGGCGCAGCGCCAGTTTGGAACGGCCCAGTAGGAGTCGCTGGGGACTTTGTGATGACCCCGCCCGGATAGCGTTTACTCATGCTGGTTCCAATTGTTTGATTTTTGCAGCGATCACTGCTGTAGATGTGTCTCGGTCAATGCTCAAGTAGCCTTTGCACACGATGTTGTAGTCTACCCCGTTGATATCCTTCTCGCTCTTAACGGGAACCGAGATGTCAAGATTCTTAAACAGGTACTCTTTGCCGTTCTCAAAGACTCGCCAGACATGATCCATCGTGCCGCGACCAGCTTGGCCTCGGCTTTTGTTAAACCTTATCTGGTAGGTGTTCATATTACTTCAGCGGGGCAGGACTGCGGCTGGGGGATTACCGTCAAGTTGAAATGAACAAACTTGATTGGCTTGTCTGCCGCATGGCGCGTGAACGAGTGCATCAGCCATGAGTTGGCAAAGATCATCATACCGGGTTTGGGCGTGAAGTTAATCATCTTGCTGGCGGCTGTTGCCATGCCCATGTCTTGCTCTGGAAGATCAATCTGCACCTTGGCAGCACGGGGATCATGGAACACAACGCGAGAGCAGTTTTCTGGTGTCTCAAGGAAGTAGAAGCCCACAATCTGTGAGCCAAACCCGTGAACGTGTGCGTCCATTGCCGAGTGCTTGTGGTGCTCTTGTGTCCACATTTCTGTAAACTGCACGGCCTTGTCCTGCATGGCGTAGCCCTGCTCATTGAGGATGTTCCAAGCCGTAGCCCCAACAAACTCAGAGAACTTAGCCATGCGCGGGTCACCGAAGTAGTTGCCCGTCATGTACAGGGGATAGATTTCATTGAGCGATTGCGTCTTACGGGCTTCAGCAAGACTTTCTTCAGAGATAGACGAAACTGTCTCCAAAAAGTCAGGGCGCTCAATCAGATAGATTGGGCACGGGAAGTGGTGCGCAACTTGAAGTTGTGTTTGCAGAACGACTTCAGCCACGGACTCGGCAGCTTTGCATTTTTTGACTACCTTGCTCATAGTGCAACCCAATCCCATGCAAAGAAATCAAACTTATACTCGCCTTCTGGACGAGCCGGAGCTTCTTTCCAGTTGGCATCTGCGCCACACCAGAAAACAATTTTGCCTTCTACTGGGTCAGGCCGGGGGATGGGTGGCTGCATTGTGCAGGTGGCTTCATCTAACGCCCATGCCGACCAGTTAGATGCTTGTGGGCGGTCATTAAACGCAGTGACCACAGCCTGTTGTTTGGCAGTCTTTTCTTCCATAGTCAGGTCACGCACTGTCCATACATCAGTCCACACACCATCTACTTTGGCGTAGACAGCCTCGCCGCTTTCCAACATTTGATACACGCCGGGTATAGGGCGCTCGATACGAGTGAAAGGTTCCCAGTGTTCGGGGACTACACCAAACGCTTGAATGAGATTGTCCTCAAACGCTGGGTGGTTGACAGGCTGATTGTTTTGGGTTTGTATATACAAGTTCATTACAAATCACCTGTATTTGTTGATGGGAATGCGCGGGTAACTGTAGTGCCCCAGATGATTCGGACTGCGCCCTTGCCGCCATTACCTGACCCGCCACCACCACCGTATGCGCCGCCAATAGACCCGCACACGTCGCCATCAGCCCCTCCAGAGCCGCCTTTTCCTGCTTTGGAACCTGAAGTACCTTTTGCCCCACTAGCCCCTTGCCCCAAAATCCCTACGCCACCACCACCGTATCCATTGGTACTGTACGCCCCGCCGCCGCCGCCGCCAGCACCGCAAGTTGGTGCTCCCCCACCATTGCCGCCATTACCCGCATAACCCCCAGCGCCGCCGCCACCAGTGAATACAGTGCAGTACCGACCAGCACCGCCATTACCGCCACCATCGCCTGTATAAGTACCGGGAGCACTGTACGGTGGAGTTGAGGTACAAAAAATGGCACTGCCACCGCCACCTTTAACCACAGCAGTAGAAACAAAATAGCTGTTATTTGTAGAAGCCGTAGAGGATGTTCCCGGCCCAACAACAACCGTATAAGAATTTCCGGGTACTACTGTATAGTTATTTTTATACCCTAATCCACCGCCACTACCAGTTGCGGGATAGCAACAAGCCGCCCCATTTGTTGTCCCTTTACCCCCACCACCTACAGCAACAACAGAAACTGAAGTAACTGTTGCAGGGGCAACCCAAGAGAACGTACCCGCAGTCGTATACGCCTGTTGGCCGGGGGCAATAGGTTGAGCAGGCCAATTACCCGCGCCCTGCGCTTGCATCTGCTGCTCAAGCGTCCAGATACCCGAAGCCGCGCTGGACGAGGTTGTTGGTGCAGTGGCAGAGATGACCCCGCCTTTGTAGCGCATCGACATGGTGCTACCCGTTTAAGTTATGACTTCGTAGCTGATTGTGTAGGTCAACGCACTTGCAGTACCCGAAGTGATGGAGATGGAGTTGCCTTCCATTAGGTAGACAGCGGTTGTTTTGTCAACGGCAATCAGCGAGGCATTGGCAGGTACAGACACGGCTGAAACAATAGGATAAGCCGTACCGCCAGAAGGAGCAGAGCCTTGGGCCACAGCGCCGTTTGAGTACACCGCCACCGTTGCGTTTGCCGCAGACGCTGTAGTGTTTGCCACAACAATCTGGTTGACCTTGAACACCGTGCCGCTGGATGCGGCGTTAGGCACAAGAACAACTGCGGATGTGCCGCTAGGTACGTAGTAGGTCGTTGTCCCAAGAATGGACGTTACGTTGACTATGTTGGGGTTTGCCATGATGGTTCCTTACAGACCGAAGATCATTGAAAAAGCGATTGCTTGGCCTTTAGTAGCGCCAGATGCAGCAGGTGCTTGGAAGGTGGGGGCCGCGCCTGAGTTAGCAGTTAAGACATACCCTGCTGTGCCTGCAGCGGTTGACGTTGGGGCGGCTCCTGCACCACCACCAATGACAACACCGTACTGAGTCAGCGCGGCAGATGATGCCAATGTGCCAGATGCTGTGTAGGCCAGAACACCACCGGAAGTTCCTGCGGTTAAACCTGTACCACCGTTGGCTACGGGGAGTGTTCCAGTTACATTGGTGGCAAGGTTCACAAAGGTTGTAGATGTACTGCCTGTACCACCAGATGCCACCGGCAGGGCAGCGCCGAGGGTCAAAGCAGAGAAGTAGTTCTGGGCAACGATGATGTCTGTGCCGTTGCTGACTAGCGCCATCTTTGCTGCGGCTGGGATGGACACCCCGGTCTGGCCTGTGACCTTGAATGTGATGGCAGAGGCGGTGTTGTTGAAAACAAAGTACATCTTTGTTTTGGCTGTGGGGACTGCCACACTACCGCCGCCTGTGCCGTTAAGCTGGATGTAGATACTCCGGGCTACCCCCGTTGTGCCATCAGGGATGGTGATCGTGTCTGCACCCCCGGTGGCTGAAAATGCCTGATAGCCCAAGGCTTCGTCGAGCATGTTGGTGATGTTGCTGTTTACAACTGTGCCCCAAGTACCCGATAACTCTCCCGTAACAGGTAGGGCCAGAGCCAGATTTGAACTGTATGACGTTGCCATTAATTTCTCCTAAGTCGTTGGAACAGCAGACCAGTTGGCTGTCTGCGTATTGCCGATATTCTGCCAGTTGGCGTTCTGTGTATCATCAATTACATCCCAGAATGGCCGTCCATTTATTGCGTCTGTCCCGGTTGCCAACTCCACGATGGAAGCTACAAAGGCTGCTGCCGCTGTTAGCGTGTCTGCACTGACCGCCGTCTCTGCTACCGATACACCCAAACTTGCCGTTGTTGCAACTGCATCCGTACCTGTCGCGCTTTCAGTTACTGCCGAGTTAAGTGACCGTAGCGAGTCAATTGCATCTGATCCTGTCGCCGTCTCCGTTATAGACCCGAAGAACGTAAAGCTAGAACTTACCGCATCAGAACCCGTTCCTGTCTCACTGATAGTCGCCGCATACACCGGCACACTAGATACTGCATCTGATCCTGTCGCTGTCTCCGCTACTGTTGCGGGGTACGTTGGTACTGCTGTTATTACATCACTACCTGCCGCCGTCTCAGTGACCGCTGAACTAAGTCCTTGCCCCGCTATAACCGCATCTGTGCCTGTCGCCGTCTCAGTAACTGCCGAACTAACACCAACTAGACTCGTTACCGCATCTGTCCCTGTCCCTGTCTCGCTAACCGAGGCCGTTAAAGCCGCTAACGCTGCTACCGCATCCGACCCCGTGGCAGTTTCGTCAATGGAAGAATCATAGCCAGAACCACCCCAGCCTGATATCCCCCATCCACCGGAACCCCACCCGGCCATATTAACCTGCCAAGCTGAATGTGTACGTCACAGACAAAGTGTCGCCGCTCACCACAGAACGATCACCGGGGGAGCCAAAGTCAGCCGCAGAGAACAATGTACCTGTCGTGCCGCTCTTAGCACTGCCGCTAGTCAGGAAAGCCCCGCCCACAGTCGTTGTGCCGTTGATGTTAAACGCAGCAGGAGAAGCTGAGTTAGTCACTACGGATGGGTTGGCAGTAGTAGCTGTTACAAACGTAGCAGCCACACGGGTTGCATTGCTGTAGGCCACAACCTCTGTCCAGCCAGCATGGGAAGACATAGTGTCGCCTGCCGCAGGCGTGTTAGAAGCGCCAGCGCCATACAGTCCAAGATACCAAGAGGTGATTTGCGTGACTGAAGTTAAGGCACTGCCAGCCATATAGGCTAGACCCGCATTCACTACAAGGTTCTTGGAATCTGCCTGCCACTTTAGATTACCGTCTTTGTCGTGGCACTCAATATGGTACACGCCCGTAGCTTGAGCAACTTCCCCCGCCTTTAGATTGCAAGTCAGGCCGCTGGAAACAGTGTCAGTGGCTTTAAGTTTTTCGGTAGTCATGGTAGCCTTATCAATGAGGTGGTGGATGAGTTGGTGGGCATAACAACAGTGAACGAGGTCGTAGTGGTTTTATCAGCGCCAAAGTCCAATACTGCCACCGATTTATTGCCCTTGGATGAATTGTAAATCAAGGCACCCCGTGCTGTAAACGCGCCTGTAGTCCATACCACGTTGGTGAAGTTTACAAAAGCAGTGGTGTCTGTGACACTGACCGAGATGCCTGTCATCACCTGACCTGCAGCGGTGTAACCTGTACCGGAAATCTCCCCACTTGTTGTGTAAACAGTGGTAGTCGCCCCTAAACTGGCGTTGGCTGTGTACAGCGCCATGTAGAAGGTGTCTGTGGAGAAATCATGTACCGCTTGAAGCAGTTGCTGCTTGAAGGATGTGGTTAGGGTTTGGGCAATCATGTTACTGGAATCCTAGCCTGCCCACTGCGGTATGCATCCTGACGCTCTAAGCCATCACCCAGACGTTTAAGCTGTACCAAAGCCTCACCAAACTTGGTGTTGTACAACAGAACCATGTCCTGCTCACCCTTCATGTAGGTGTAGGCTTCAACCAGTGTCCCATACAGAAGTGCGGGGTCATAGTTGTCACTGAGCCATGTGTTTGAGGCAGTGACGATGGACTCTGGATAGTAGAAGTAGTGAAGCTCAGTTCCGTACGCAGCGTTGGGTGTGGGGCCAAGGATGAACGTCAGTTCTGTTTCGTTGTCTGAGCGGGGGCCGAATATGGCGTAGTACTTGGGCGCTCCAGTGGACGTTGGCTTGGGATACGCTTCCCTGATGAAGTTCACATCCTTGTTCAGCAGGTACGTGTACGCACCCGTAGTCGGGTCTATTACTGCCAAAGAGAAGGTAGACAGAAAGTCAGTGGGGCATTGCAAATACTTGTTGCTTGCTGTTGTGCTGCCCGTGACGTTCTTGCGTAGAGATGGTATCTGTACAGCGTTGTATATGCGTTTCTCTGCCTGCGTAATAAACACATTCATGTCTGTCGTAGGAAACGTATTCTCCGTGTACGACGAAACGGCAGCAACCAACGCAGCGTAGTTCATGCCATCGGACCCCGAGACATCAGACCTTTAGTCGCTGCGCCAGTTCCGCGCATCTTGATGCCAGAGGCCTTTACGCCGGGTTGCTCACTGCTGGAAATATTTCCGCTCACAACGCGAGTGTTTTTTAACATGCTTAGGTCAGGCAGTACGCCGGGATTGGCTTCAACGGTCACGGCCTTGCCGGACATGGTGTGTGGCTTGGCATAAGCCGCGGCTGATTTGTTATTAATCATCTTAGCCTCCGCGACCAGATTTCTGGTTCATTACTTTAGCCATACCACGACCGTACTTCATCATGTCCATGTCGGTCTTGCCGCCTTTGGCAAACTTGGTCATTGGCTGCCCGGGATGCAGCTTCTTCTCGTGCTTGTGCACAGCCCCAGCTATCATCTTCTTGTCCTGCTTCAAGTCTTCTTTGTCCATATCAACTCCTAAGTTACTGTAACTGAACCAAGTTCCAATGCTGCTACCAAGTAATTTGGTGTCAGTCCATCATCATTTGCCCTAGACCCGCCCACCGGGTTCCAGTTCCACTGAAATACTCGGCTTCCTTCGCCTGAATACCCATCTACCAGCAAGCCAGAAGCGTAGTAGCTCAAATCCCTGCGTGGCTCCCGCACTGCTTGCGGGTCATCTACCGGGTACATCCCCAACTGTAACTGAGGTTGATCCGGTGTCCAACAGGTTGGGCACACCAGCAAGTTGTAAGTTTTGGTCTTGACAACTTCTTTCTTCAGTTCCTTCAACTTGTAGCGGAACCCGCAGCGGTCACATTCCGCTATCGAATTCTTGCCGGATGCGAACCTATTACCCATGATTACATAAACATCTGCCGGGGCACGAATCGAACCGCGGCTTTCTCTCGGTCCTCATCCTGCGCCAACTGCCACGCCTCATCATATTGCATCTTCAATACCTGCAGCCGCTCCATGCCGTTAGGCAGCTTGAGCGCCAAGTAGTACGCCAACCCTGCCGCTACACATGGGATAAACCTGAACGGAACATCCATCGTATCCGAGCCGTCCCCGGCGTTTTGGTTCCTACGCAGCCGCCAGTACACGAAGGTATAGGTCTGGGAGCCATCAGGAGTGGGCCAGACGCTGATTGCAGGGGGGTTTGATACATACACTGCTGTACTCGTTGTATGCGTGGCTGCGGTGGTATTTGCCTGACCTCTGGAGCAAGCTGTCAGGACATTGCCTACGATATACCCGTAGTAAATAATCTCACTGTCTACCTTGATGTAGCCGGCGGCGGCTAGTCCCACGACAGAATCCAAAGTGATAGTTGTCGCTGTGGCAGTCACTGCGCCACTAAGTGTTAGGGTTGTAGCGGAAGTCTGTCCCGAGTTACGTTGGATCATCACCTGAATGGGCCGCGCTTGCTGCAGCTTGTTAGGCAGTGTGGCGTAGGTGCTGACGCTAATCCGGGTGATGGTCAGATCTGCTTGGTTGGCTGTCGAGTTGGCGTTTGTGCGGATGACATGCTCAAGCAAGTCTACGGTGTCCACCGGCAGCGCATAGGTGTTCAAACCCTGAGTCAGGGTAAACGACCCCTGCTCAATCGTCCACATGTTGATGCCCCGGTTGGCCCAGTCAGCAAACATGATGTTAAGTGACCGACGCGCCGTACGCATGTCATAGCCCGTGCGAAGTTCAGAGCCTGCGCGTTCAAACGCATCCTCAATGACCTCACTCAGGTCCATGTCAAAGTTAGCAACGCCCGAAGTTGTCATTATCTAAATCCTGCGGTTTTCTTTGCTATGCCCTTGGGTTGGGCTACGAATTGTTTTCCAGCAGCTTTACCCGCCCTTTTAGCTCTGGTGGTGGCCGCATACTCACTCGGGCTGAGACTTTTAATCGCAGCTTCAGGCAAGTACCGCTCCCCCGTCTTACTCGACGGTTTACCAGACTTGGTTCGCCATTTCTGGTCGCCCCAATCTTTCAGGGACTGCTGCGGAGCTTTCAATCTCGGTAGCCCCCGCCAGCTTTTTTATAACGCTGCGCTACCATCTGTGCTTTTCTAGCGCTCCAAAGTCCTGCGCCAGTGCCTGCTGTGGCCTCTGCCTTTACGGCGTTAAAAATCCGCTTACGCAGAGCAGGCTTGGTGTAGTTACCCGCTTCATTGACCTTTGACTTTACCTCTCCACCGTCCGCATATTGCGTGAAGTCCGTGTTGTCACGGCGCTTCTTACGCTTGCCGGTAGGCATCTTGCTAGGGTCAATGGCCCCCATGCCACGGGAGGCTCTCATATCAGCAGGCCGTGCCGCCGCTTTTCATCTTGATCTGCTTGGCTTTGGTCTTGCCTTTGGATGCAATGCCGTCAGCCGCACGGACGAAACCGCCGGTTGCCATCTTGGTCATGCCGCCCTTGTTCATGCCCATCATCTGCTTTTTGTCAGATGCTTTGTCGGCTTTGGAACCTTCTTGCACACCCTTTTTCTTAGCAATCATTGCCATGAAACCGGAGTTCATTTTCGTAGCCATATCACCACCTCGTTTAAAAGATTTGCCTTTGTCGGCTTTGCTGAAATCTTGCCCCACGGACTGTGGGACACCTACCTTCTTGGCAAAGCTCGGGCTGTGAGCTATCGCCTCCATGAAATTATGCTGGGCTTTTGAGGAAGAAGGCATTTAACACTTCCATCTTGCAAGAGCCGCCGCCTTGCGGGTTGGTTTACCCTTCTCGTCTTTCATCGGCCCCGGCATACCGCTCATCCGGGCGCAGAACGAGTCCTTGCGTGGGCCACCTTGGGGCTGTGGAGCCTTGAGGTTGCTGCCCGTAGCTGCGTTGTACTTAGCCCTGCCCTTGGCAGTCAGACCAGCGCCCTGAGAGATCGGTAGCTTTTCGCCCCGACCAACAGAGAGAACCGGGCCTTTCTTCTTAGCCATAGAACACCGTTAATTTGGACGATGTTGGCAGGGTCACGTGTATGTCAGTTAAAAACAACACACCCTCACCCGGCACTGTGAAAGAGAACGCAGACTGATTGGTAGATAAATTAAATTGAAGCCGAGTAGTGCCACCGGAGCCACCATCCCTCAGAATAATGTCTCCAGCAGTGCCACCGGGAGTAACAATAAGACCTTTAACCCTATTGCGCCCCGACACCACTGTGCCTGTGGTCTCTCTGTGAATCGCTAGTACGTCTGTCTGTTGCATAATTAATCTCCTTGAATAAAGGGGCCGAAGCCCCTTAGACTAATTACGCAGACGCTGGGAATTGCAAACCAGTAGAGTCGGCTACGGTGTAAATGATGGTGTATTGCACAGTTCCCGCAGTCACTGCTGCAACGGTTGGGGTCATTGTGGCGATCACTTTAACGTCTGTAGCGCCAACGCCAATGCCGTTAGGAGCCGCGGTAGAAGCTGCCCCGGACCATGCGCCCAGTTTAGTTGCTGCGTTACTAGCCGCCGCACGACCTTGAGCCGTAATGTCCGTAGAAGCCCAATACAAAGCGGCTGTAGTGCCGTCGCCAATGGTCACGTTCGCGGCAGTTGAGCCTGTAAACGCAACGATGGTGTCAATGTGGATGAACTGAATCTGAGCGCCGGCAGGCAGTACGCAGATGGTGTCGGTAGTCGCGGAAGCGGCCTGACCGGTGTAATTTTTCTTGAATGTTTGCGAAACAACGGTAGCACCGCAGTTCTCAATATTACCAACCGTTGTGCCCGTTGTGTTGCGGACAGTACCGAGCAGCCAAGGGCCGAGGTGAGTTGCGAATCCCATGATGAGTTCCTTCATGCGTTAAGGTGTATCAATCTTGCATGTAAGTCAGCCGGGACTGTTTGATACACCGGAAAGCCCGGAGTAAGAGCAATATATCAGGAATTGGTGGGGGGTGCAAGAAGCTTGTTGGATTTCTTCAAATTTTCTTCTTGGGTGGTCACGCGCAGGTTCCATGGGACATGTAGACCGCAAACAGTCTCACCCTGTAGCGGGATGATGTGGTCTACGACATAGCGCTCCCCCGTGGTCTGGGTCATAGTGATGGCAACCTGATAAAGCTGTCGGATTTCCAATTTTTGCTTCCGCGTAATCCAAGGTGGGGTGGCGTCACGAAACCGACGACGGCGAAAACTTGTAAGCGTTTTGTATAGGTCGGGGTTACTTTGCTTGTACTTACTCTTGTACGCTTGTTTTTCTGCTGTGGGTCGCGCTTGTGCGCGGGCAATGACCTGCGCACGGTTTTTTTCGTAATACCGCTGTTTAGCCTCTTCCCCCGCATCTGACTTGTTGTACTGCCTGAAATACTCAACGCGAATGGCGTTGCCGCGCTCCCATTCAACCTTTAAGCACTCAATGCACGCGCCTTTGGTTTTGCGGGGGGCTATGTGCCCGTGCTTGCACGGCTCTCCCGTAAAGTAGTACTTAGCTTCGGCGGCTTTGGCTTCGGAGCGGGTTTTAGGTAGTTTGGTAGTGTCCATGATGTTTCCTATGTTACGACACAGGTAATGTATCACAGTTTTAACCGCGCCGCAATAGGCAAAGAAAAAGGGAGCCGAAGCTCCCTTTTTTGTAGCAACCAACCTAGGCTGGCTGCGGGTTTGCTTAGGACGAACCCGGAGAACCGAAAATTCCAAGCGGGTCACTCCATCCAAAGCTGTAGCGCTCACGGGACTTGTAACGCACGTTGCCTGTATCAAAATCCCCATCCATTGAGTTTGCCAATGCAGTGCGCTCAAAGTGCTTCAGACCGTTGGGTACGTCAGTGGTCAGATACCAGCCGTTGCTGTCAGTCAAGAAGTGATTGACACAGTAGCCTTCAGGGATCGAGCCGTTGTTCTTCAGCGCGTTAATATCGTTGTCGGTAGTGCCAACACGCAGGCTGGTCTCCAACAGACGAGTAGCAACGAACATCAGAGCCGGAGGAATCACCAGCTTGCGCGGCTTTGCTGCAATCAGCAGGCCACGCTCGTCCGTCCAAGCAGCAATCTGAATGACCGCGGCTTCCAAAGAAGTCTCGTTCAAATCAGCGCCAGTTGCGGGACGATTGCTGTTGGTTCCACCGTTGGTCAAGGGGTGTGCTGTGCTGAACAAAGCAACGCCGTCACCGCCAATGTAGTTGGCAGAAAAACCGTTGTTGATCACCGACGCAGCCTTAACTTGCTTGGTGTACGCCATAGCACGGGCCAGAGCCTTGGTGTAACGAGCCGACAGGGAGTCGTACAAGTTATCTTCCACAGCCTCTTCCGTGATGGAGAAGCCAAGTGCAATGGTCTCGTGGTTGTACCGAGCGGTGAACGCTTCCTGCGCATTGTCATACGCAATGGCAGAGCCCTCGTTCTTCACTGGTGCAGCACTAAAGCCGGACAGCTTGGTCTCTTCTTCAAAGCTACGCTCCGATTTTTCGGTTTCGTAGAGTTCCTTGTGCTCTTCGCCGTAGCGGGTGTACTCCAGACCAAACAGGGCGTTCAGACCGGGGAGCAACTCTTTAAGTAGTTGTGCGCGTGAAATTGCCATGATTTAGCTCCTTAAGCGCCAGTGGCAGAGTAGTAGCCATGAAGACCTTGGTTCAACTTAACCAAGATTTCAGGATACTGAGTGAAAACCACAGTCGATGTGTAAACACCGGAGTTCAGCGTAAAGGTAGCAGCTTGGTCAAGCACAACAGAAGTTGCACCCGCAGCGGCGGCAGTTTTTACGAAAGAACCCGTCTGTGCAACTTGACCGCTAGTGGTCAACACAGAAACGTCCGTGCCAATTGGCAATGCAAACGGCAGAGCACTTACGGTCAGGGTAGTAGTACCCGTACTGAAAGTAGCTGTACCCAAAGCAACTGCGGTATCCGCCACAACACCAATCATGCGCAGGGGCAGAGTGGTAGTAACTGGAGTGTCCGTAGGAGCCAGAACAGCATTGGAAGAGTTGCCGGTATTGGTGTTACCAGTAGCGTTATTGATAGCTGACAGGTTAGTGCCAATCATCGCCAAAGCGCCAGAAGCAACGGTAGTGCCGGAACTGCAAACAACCGCCTTGAACACCGCATCAGGATCGTCCAAAACATAAGCTTGGCAGTCACCGGCAGCGGTGCTTGCGGGCCAATATTGCGAGAACAACTTTTGCTTAGTCGTGGGGTTGGTGTAAGTGCAGCCCAAGAAAATACCGACAGTCTGGTTCAAACCAGTACCGGCAGCAACTGCGGCGCGTGTGGCAAAGCCACGGGACAGAACAACAAAGTCACCATAGAAGATGTTAGTCGCGTAACCGTACTGGATGTTGTACATGCGGGTAGAACCAGCAAATACTTGACCTCCAATTAGGTTCTGC